AAAATAAAATAAAATAAAATAAAAATAAAATAAAATAAAATAAAAATAAAATAGAAATAAAATAAAATAAAATTAAATTAAATTAAATTAAAAAATAATAAATTATATAAATATTTTTTATTTTTATTTCTACATTACATTTTACATATTTTATATGAATTAATTTTTACACAATATTTATTTTTCTTATGTAAAACGATACATTTTTTTGACGGTTTCCAAATATTTGTTTAACGCTCGCATTTGTCGGACCTAATGCCGGTGCCATTTCGGCATCTATATCATTTATAATATCTGGATTACCTGCTTCTACAATTTCTATATCTTCATTGCATTCCAAATTAAAATCTCTTCTGGCATAAATACGTATTGTTTCAATAAAATTTTTTACTGATACATTAGAGTTAATTATATAATTTTGTGTTTGTTCTGTATAAGCTAGCTTGAAACGAAAATTATAAAATTCAATGTTTGGCGACATTTTTAATCTTATTTAATTGTTTTTGTATATTTATTTTTTGTTTCATTTTTTTAAACAAAAAATAATAAAATATATTGCTTTACACATCTAAAATTACATTTGCGTTTGCATTTTCTTCTATATTATTCGTTTTTTCTTTGTCTATCATTTCTATTGTAGATTGAAAATTACCATATTTAAAAATAGCAAAAGATAGTAAAAACCCTATTATAAAAGAGCCAACCAAACTAATACCAATTATTAAAAAATTTTCTTTGTCACCTGATAAAATAATAAATTGCCAAAATGTATTTGTTGTATTGTCATCTGAATAAAATGGTTGTATTATGCCTAATAATTGTATAAATCCAATGAATAAAGCAAACGTACAAGATATAGATGTTATTGTTAAATTGTAGTAAATTTTTTTTATTGGATTTATAAACCCCCAACCGTATATATTTGTCATTATGATTCCGTCGATTGTATCTATTAATGACATGCCGCAAGTAAAAAGAAGAGGCAATGGCATAATAATCCACGATGACACATCATTAGTAGACTGTATGGTTATTATTCCCAATAGTGCGATTTCTGTTGCCGTGTCGAAACCTAAACCAAACAAAAATCCAACAAAATACATTTTCCACGGTTTATCTATCATTTTAAATAATGTATTGCCAAAACAGTAAGAAAAACAACCGTTTTTTTGATAAATTTCATTCCAGTTAACTATTTCATTATTTTCTTCTTTTTCTTCCTTTTCTTCTTTTTCTTCTTTTTCTTCTTCATTATTTTTATAAATATTTTTTACTTTCATTAAATTTTTATAAATCATATAAATCGAAATTACATTTATACACCCAATACATAATAAAAAAGATGCTGATATTATAGGCCCGATAAGGTCGCTATTTTCATTATATGTATTAATATTATTATTTATTGTATCTGTTAATATTGCCAATAAAATACTTACTATAATAACTATTGTAGAATGTCCTAATGAAAAATATAGACCTACAGTTAGTGGTTGTTGTCCTGTTAATATAAGTTTATTTGTAACGTTATCAATCGCTGCGATATGGTCTGCGTCTAATGCGTGTTTTAAACCCAATAAATAAGACAATACAAGTAAATAAATATTATTTGACATATATGACTGATAAATTATAACAGATACTATCCAAACAATTGATGTTATAACGGATAAACAACCTAAAATTATAACGCTTTTTACGTTTACTTTGTGTTGAATAATTTTGCGAAACATAAAGATATATGCTAATACATAAATAAATATTTATATAGTTTTTGTATAATAATAAACAAATAACAATAAATTAACTTATATTTTTAGCAAATCCTACATAAATATTTTGTTGTGATGGCTTATCCAGATCCGTAAAATATGGTATACTTGTAACTAGTCCTGCCCAACTTCCGTATAATAAAGCATACACAGGATATGTTTTAGAGCTTGTTTGACTTGCATAACAAGGGATACTTTGTGAAGATACGGGATTTGCGTGATAATGGTAACCATAATTACCGTGTGTATGTGCTCCATATGAATCTAATGAAATGTCATAGCCATCCATACTACTATACGCATATTCATAAGATGTTGTAGTAACACCATTATTTAACGATACATCATAACCTATTATATAGCTACCGTAAATCGCAATACCATCAAATGCCATACCAATTAAAGGTGGATGAGTTTGTCCTACATAATCATTTTTATTATAAAAATTCATATTGTTTGTTCCGCATTGAAACGGATCTGCGTGATAATGAAGTCCTAACCCTACTCCACTATGATTTCCTTGTGCTGTTAATTCAGCAGCGCCGCAAGAAGGCGTTGAAGAACTATTTAAGACTGGATATATTTGTGTGCTGTCTATGGCGATTCCACAAGATGAACTTGATGAATAATTAAAATAATCGTAGGTTGTTGAATTGCTCGTATATACAGCACCCGATGACAATTCTAGCTGGTCCATTACAGAATTATTTAAATTGCCACTTGACGAATCTATATCACCAGAATATCCATAATCTCTCATTGGTATTTTTGTTAAAAATGATTGATATGCGGCATTTCTAGTAACATATTGATAACTATATGTATTACTGCTACCTTGAGTAGTAGAATAATGATTTATAGCATCACCTGGTGGTTTATGAACGTCCAAAAATCTACACGGACCGCTAGGAGAACTAGTATTTAATATTACCATAAACGGACAATAATTGCCTGAAGTATCTTGTTCGTTAGTAAAATAAACTTGTAAAACTGTTTTTCCAGTTAAATAAGCATTTGATAAACTATGACTTGTTGTTACGTTTTGTAATAATCCTTCACGAAGGGTTTTATAAAATTCTTTTGTATATCTTAATGTAATACTGCTAGCATCTGTGCTAAATATTGTGTCTAACATATTATATACGTATGAGTCAGCTGTTGATTTATTTGTAATTGACATATCTGTAGAACTATATGTATACATTTGGTTTGTATAATTATATCCAGCTGGAGAAGATTTTGCATTGTTAGTAAGTTTAGAAGCAACGCTCGTATTAGTAGAATATAAAATTTTTAATCCATTCTTTACCGTTCCAGCAGAATATAAGCTTGTTGCTAAATTTGTCGGATTTCCTATACCTAATGGATTAAATTGTGACGGAACACTTAAATCTATAGGTGAATCATATAATGTTATATTAGAGTTATTACTTGCGTCTAAAGTTAAAGAAGAACCATCATAATATAAATAATAGCCAGCATAAGGAAAGCCTGAATCTAAAATGTGACCTTCACCTCCACCTCCAGCATTATACACAGTGTATCCAGTTGGGTTTGAGGTTGTTCCAGTATTTATATAATAATTATCATCATAATAATATCTTTCTTTTGCTATAAGTGTATTATTTGTAGAATTATATTGAAAAACAATATATCCAGGATTTCCACCAGTTCCAGAAGTATATGTTATACCACCAGCATTAAAACTAATATCTGTTTCATTAAAACTGGTGTCTGTACTTCTATCTATTCCCCAGTTATTTAAAAATTGTAAATTTGGAGAATATTTGTTAATTGAATTCCACGAACAGTCTAATGAAAAATTTGAATGTAAATCAGAATCAATTCTATAATATGAATAATTATTACTTAAATCAAACGTATTTTGAACTAACTGAAACGCAGAACTTAATACTGTTACATTTGAAACATCTGTAATTGAGTTTATTGTATTCAATGTTGCTGTAAATATTGTTGACGATGTTGTGCTTTGTATTCCTAAATATGTATTTGTGTTTGAACCAACTTGTATTAAATATCTGTTTTTATTTGTAATAGAAGTTACAGGACTTGATAAAGCATCATCGCTATATGTACTCTGTAAAATATTATAATATGACATTGGGGTATAAAAAGAAGAGGCTGTTGTTGTAACCGTAATTGTAGAACTAGTTTTAGCTGAGCCATTATAGTATGGCAAAACTGTAAATGTATAACTTGTTGATGAATTTAAACCTGTTATAGCCCAAAATAATGTTGTTGTTGTTGAAATTAAATTACTTGAATCTGTTGTAGAACCTAAATAGATATAATAAGTAATAGATGATAAAGTTGAATCTATAGTCCAATATAAATAAATCGCACTAGAATATGCTGTTGAATTTAATGTGCTAAGCGTTACGGGAGTATTAGAAAAGCTATACACAGTTCCGGTTACTGTTACAGGTGGCATATAGTTATATAATTATTTTATTTTTTTTTTGATTTTTTTTATAACAATATTTCTAAAATATTTCTAAAATATTTCTTTATAATGTGTTATTATTAACGGAATAATTAACTGGATAATTAAAATATCCATTAAAGTTTCCTGTATAATTATCATAACTTCCTAAATACTGATAAAATTGTCCGCAATTATTTGCACCATTACATACTGTAGCTAAACGATTCTTAGCACGACGATTAGAAATACTAGAAGCTCCTACACCTCCTAAACCAGGCTTATACTTGTTATATATGTCGGTTTGTTGATTTGTAGTTGTATTTCCACCTGGCACCATTCTTGTGCTTCTTCTTCCACCTACACCAAGATTTTTTTTATATAAAAATCCAGGAAAATTTGTAGCATTGCCATACCAAAAAGCTCCGTTTGAATTACTTCCAGAACCAAATTTAGACATTTTATATAATAAAAATAAATATTATATTTTATTCTTTTTTACATAAAAAAGTATTTCAAATAATTATTTTAATGAATATAAAAAATAAAATTGAAATCATATTAAGCATAATTTATTAAATTAAATAACTTTTATTGAATTATTGAATTATTGAATTATTAGTTTATAAAAATGAATTTATTTATATTATCGTTAATTCAAAGCGAAATTGCCCGATATATGATGGATAAACACGTAAGCAAAATTTTATTGGAAGCCGTCCAGATGCTATGTTCCGCTAAACGAGTGTTAGACCCTGATGATGAAGTAAATGACCGAATTTATAAACTAGCACATAAAAATCACCCCGTCACAATTTGGTGCCGAACTTCGCGCGAAAATTTTATATGGACTTTAGATCTTGTTGAAGAACTCCATAAAGAATGGAAATATAGATACGGACATCCTGAGACGAAATTACATAAATCTTATATTATGTCTCTTATTCTTAGAGATAATATTCCTAGTGAAGATAAGTTTTTATCCAAAGGTCTCACTAGTTTCGCTCTTGCTATGCCTGATGAATATAAGTGTAGAGATCCTGTAGAAGCATATAGAAATTATTATATGTCTCCAGACAAACAAAAAATTGCTTCTTGGAAAAAGAAAAGAGAGAAACCTGAATGGTATAAAACTATGTAATTCGTAAAAATTCTGACTTGGTTACAAAATATAAAATACATTTTTTTATACTTTTTATATTTTAGATTTACACTTTTTCAAATAAACCACATAAATATATGCCAGCAATATCTTATAAATCAATGTATAAAACATTTTATTTATTATTGTCAAACTTATTTGTATCCTATTGTTTTCATTTGAACAATTACCAAATAAACCTAATAAATAGTTTAATTAAATCAAACAAATTGTCTCATATTCAAAGAAATAAAATAAATAATATAATGTATATTTCTTATGAAAAATGGGCTATAAAGAAAGCGGTTGAATTTAAAAAGTTTCATAAATATAAGTGCCAAGATATTAGTACGAGTGAATTAATATTATCGAGTAAAATCGGTTTATTTAAGTCAATAAAAAAATACAATGGTAATTATTCATTTATTAATTTTTCAGAATTTTATGTAAAAGGTGAATTACTAAGAACTCTTACAAATAGTTTTTCATTTAGCAGCGTAGATAAAAAAATAAGAATCCAAAGTAAAAAAAATACATCTCATCAAGAACTAATAAATTATAAAAAATACTTAAAGCCACATATGATAAGTTATGATAAAAATTGGAAATTTGATAAACTAATAAAAAGAAAAAATCAAGATGCGATTCTTAATGATTTCTTAGAGAGAGAAGATGGAACGCAAAAATGCGTAAGTATGTGGAATAAAATAGACGACTTAAATCCGTTTTGTAAAAAAATATTTTACTTAAAATACGATAGAGAATTTAACAAGATAAGAAGTAATAAAAATATAAGCATATTGATGTGTTGTTCGACAGAAAATATTAGAATAAATTTTAAAAAATCTTTACACTTTTTGCTACAACAAAAACTATAATTATGATAAATTACTTAGTGTATAAAAAAAATAAAATTGAAATATTGATTGAGATAAGGTGTAAAATATAATGCATACATTTATTGGTCCAAATGACTATTAGTTCAACATCTTACGGAAAACCCGACTGTAAACGTGCGACCTTCAATAAAGGTAAAAAAGTTAAGGACTTAGAATCCAAAGAATGGCGTAAAGATGTATTTGGTAATCTTATTAAATATGAAGACCATGGCAAAACTACAAAATATGGATGGGATATAGATCATATAGTTCCAAAAGCAAAAGGTGGTGCTGATGATATTTATAATTTACAACCAGTGCAATTTAGCAAAAATCGCAGTATGGGTTCAAAAATGGAGTATAAAGACAAACAAGTTTTATTTGAAGCACTAGAAGAAAAAAGAAGCATTTCATATTCAAAAACTGGCTCTCATTTTAAATATGAAATTGGAAAATTATGTTTTGTAAAACAAACGCCTGTAACGGAAGGACAACTTGCTAAAATTATATTTATTGACTCAAAAAATAATAAAATAAGGGTGTATTGGATTTGTGGAAACTATGAAGAAAATATTGAAATGTATAATAAATTATTTAGTGATATTCCAGAAAAAAGAAAAAAAGAAAAAAATAAAAAATAAGAGAAGTAGAGAGAAAAATTATAAACTTTTAGTATTTAAAATTTCGTGTTCACTTAAAAAAAAATGAAATGCTTTTTTTTACTAGATGTAATTTAGCTTTATATTTCCCTAGTTCGCTGTATTTAATACATTCTTTACAATTACAAATCTTATACTTAAAAATGAATTTTACTATTGAACTTGAATACGACCAATTTCTTACTAACTTGAAATCAGAAGAGGTACTTAAAATTGTTAATGAATGTTTAGCAGATCCGTTTGCGAGCTTTAATGCCGAGTTGACTGAAATGACATATGATCCTTTGTATGACGAGTTTTTGCCACACGGAAACGCAAGCCATATGTGGAAAATTGAATTTACGCTTGAAGATGATGACAATGGGCGTTTGTTTTTCAACTATGAAACATTCTACGTAGCACCTAGACACGAAATTTTGATTTCATTTTTAGAGGGAACAAATGAAGAACCAAGCTTTATTGACTTTACTAATAACAGCAATGTGCGCAGTAATTTTTGTAATGAAAAAATTTTCCAAATGAAATATCTTATTAAAAAAGAAGAACAAATTATAGAAATGAGATATGCTGAGAGAGAACCTTTATTGCTATTAATTAATGGGTCTGTAGTTAACTATCACAATTTTAACGATGAAAGTATACAGCAAATCAATAACGAAAAAATGACATCAAAAAAACGTTGTGTTCTTGAAAACCCTTGGTTTCACAGAGAAGTGCTCGAACTACTTGACAATACAGAAACTATCATACCTAACTCTTTCTTTTAAACCGATAAATAAAAATAAATAATAATAAAAATAAATAATAATAAAAATAAATAATAATAAAAATAAATAATAATAAAAATAATATAAAAAATAAAAAATGTGTAAAGGGTTTCCGTTAAGTGTAGTAAAACTTAGACCTTCATAAGAGGGCAAAGTTATCCCACACATTTTTTTATTTTTTTATTTTATTTTTTATAAATTTTTAGTAATTCCATTTTTACATTTGTTAAAAAAAAAATGAAATGCTTTTTCATCTATTATTTCAACTTACTTATATTATTACTTATTCTGCGTATTAAATACTTTCAAAAATGAGCGTAAACTTTATTAGTTTTGATATTCCTAATAGTTTTTCAACTGTGTTTACATCTAATAAAATACTTGAATTAATTAATGAATGTTTGTTTGAATACGTTAAACCCAGAAACATTACGATAAGTGAAGAAATTTATGACTCGTTTTATGACAATTTTGACCAGAATAATATTGCGGCGAAAATATGGAATATTGAATTTTATAAACCTGTGAATATGTCATCTGATGTAATTGTTGCGAGATATATAATTCGTGTTACGTATTTAGTAGGAAAAAACAGTGAGCCAAATTTAGTAATTTTTAAAGACATAAGCAATGTGGGCGGACACATTTGTGAAGACAGAATGTTTTCTCTTAAATATTTTATAACAAAAAAAGATAAAGCACACAGGTTTAGATATTTAGAACGAGAACCCTTTCTACTTTTAATCAAGGGTTCAGTAACCAATTATGATAATTTTAGTGCAGAAGACTTAGAGAGGATAAATGCTGAAAAAATGACATCAAAAAAACGCCGAGTTCTGGAAAATCCTTGGCTACAGAGAGAAATATCTGAATACATTGATTACATTCAACCTGAAATAGATATATCACAGGTGATGGGTTGTTTTAGACGAAGGTATAAGTAAAAATTAATCTGCAAAGGGTTTCCGTTAAGTGTTGTAAAACTTAGACCTTCATAAGAGGGCAAAGTCATCCCAAACTTTTTTATATTTTGCTTTTTTTATACTTTGTTGCATTTACTCCGCACAAATGGTCAAAATTTCTTGCAGTAGAACAAAAACGATAATCATCAGCGCGAACTACACCATCTACTAAAAAATTAGAATTATCATTTGGAAATTGTAAACATCTGCCATTTTGTTTGTTTCCTTTTTCGTCTTTAATATAATATCTACAATTTATACAAAATTTCGGTTTCAAATTAGTCTTAAGCGAAACTGCCGACAAAAAAATACATAATATTATAAACTGATACATATATTTATAATATTTTTAATTGTTTAATTTGTTTTTATAAAATTAATATATTTTTTTTATATTTTTTATGCTTGTAAATAGACAAAATTTAATAATTATTTTCTATTACATGTAGATGTAGTTCTCATATCTCTTTTTCCATCTTTTTTAGTAAATTGAGGAGCAGAATATCTATTATCTTTTGTCCCATCTAACTTAACAGGGAACTTCATATCAGTAGTTTTCTTTGTGCTAGCACCTGTTGATTGTGATTTTGGCATCGTTACAATGTATTTGATTTGTGTTTATGAGGTTAAAACATTTTTATTTCAATTTTTTTTAATGAAAATACAAAGTATAGTTAAAACATAGACATTTAGAATATAAAGAGGTGTAAAAACAAATTTTATAATTTAAATAAAAAATTGAAACAAACAAAATAAAAAATCATTAATTTATACTAAATGAAATATTACCCATTAAATTTAAATAAAGGCATTTTATTAAACAATATGAATTTTAAACACAACATAGTTTCAAATGATGTAATGAGCTTATCTAGTGTTGAAGATATATTACACTTTCAACCACATATTCAGACGCAACATGTTAATGCACAACTATTTCATATCGCTGATAACCAAACAGTAATTTCAGATATAACCGATAATACTGATAACAGTGCTACATTATCTAATGATTTTGAAGAAGAAATAAATGAAATAAAAACAAAGTTAAATAGTGAACTTAACGTATTAAATGTAGACAATTTAAGAGATAAATGTAAAGAAATTGGTATTTCAGGAATATTTAAAATGAAAAAACCAGAACTGATTCAAACGCTTGAAAATGAGTTCTTTAAATTAGTTGCGGTTTTAAAAGATAAAAAGGCGAATGACTTAAAAAATATTTGTAAAGAGATTGGAATAAAAGGAATAACTGGAGCAAAAAAAGACAACCTTGTGTGTCAAATATTATGGTATAATTTATCTGTTTTAAAATTTAGATTAAATGATGAAATAAAAAAAGAAGAAAACATAATTAATGTAGAGCAAATTAAAATAATAGAACAACTAGAAAAACAGACACAACAAATACAGTTGTTAGAGATGAAATTAAAAGAAGAAGAAGAGAAGAAAAAAATGGAGGAGCAAAAGAAAAAAGAAGAAGACGAAAAAAAACTTAAAGATGATGAGGAAAAAAAGAAGAAAAAAGATGAAAAAGATAAAAAGAAAAAAGAAGAAGAAGAACAAAAGAAAAAAATAGACGAACAAAATAAATTAAAAGAAGAAGAAAAGAAAAAGAAAAAAGATGAAAAAGATAAGAAAAAAAAGGAAGAAGAAGAACAGAAGAAAAAAGAAGAGGAAGAGCAAAAGAAAAAAGAGGAAGAAGAACACAAGAAAAAGTTAGAAGAAGATAAGAAAAAAGAGGCAAAAAGTAAAAAGCAAAACATACCCAAAAATGTTAGAATTATTGTTTGGAACCACTATATAGGCGAAGATATAATAAAACACAAATGCTTATGTTGTAAAAAAGTTACTATTTCAAATACGAATTTTGAAGTAGGGCATGTTCTAAGTGAAAAAAATGGTGGTTCTCATGAAATAAATAATTTAAGACCTATTTGTTTCTCTTGTAACCATTCTATGGGCGCAGAAAATATGATTGATTTTGTTGTTAAATATGGGTTATTTATTGGATAAATTGTTGTAAAAAATATTTTATAAAATGTAAATAGAGAGAATAGACTTTAATTATTTTATATGTTTTTATAAAATTTATGTGTTTTTGTCATCAATCTAAATCGGCGTTTGAAATGTAAAAAGGTCTAATAATGCAACTTGCTACCTAATTCTTTATAATAAAAATCATTATAGGATATATTTTGTTTTAATGATTTTGCAAGCGTTTTATCGCTCATTTGAATTTTTTTTATACAATCATATTTACACTCAAATTCACGAACTAAATTGTTTTTTAAATCGTATTGTCCTATTCCATTTTTATATAATAATGGACTGCCATTAATTTTTTCTTCAAAGTCTTCTCTCAAACTCACATCGCAATCCTCATATAATCTATAATAAAACCCTTTTGTTAAAGTATAATTCTTAACAGGATTATCTAATGCGGAACTTGATTCATAACCATTAAAATGTGCTGCTGTTTTTCTGTCTAAGAATACATTTATTATTTCTGTTTTTTCACTATTTAATTTTGCTACATAACCTAAGCTTTGAACTTTGGTTTGTTTTGTTGGATTAATGTTGTAAATTATATTTGGGTCTAATTTTCTCTCAACTAGAAGCCAACGATAACCACAATAAATAGTATTTTCTTGAATTGCTTTCATTATACTTGGTCTTTTTATATTATGGTTTTCGTTCATTGCTTCTGTTACAGATTCATACACTTTGACGAGTTGTAAATTATCTGGATTAATTTTTTGTAATCTAGGACCTAATGTAGGTAAAGATTCGCTAAACCCTGTTGTAACCTTTGTATGCGATTTATTTAGTTTTTCTAATATATCTTTATTTGTTTTTTCAAGAGCATCTATTTTATTTGTCATTTGTTTTACATTTTGCATTAATTCAAGTATTAATATATTATCATTATTTGTATTTTTCATTTCAAGCATTAATTTTAATTGTTCTATTTCAAGTTCTAATTTGCTGTTATTGTTGTCATTAAAATACTTTATATTATTATTTATAATGTTTAATAAAGTTTGATATGAAAGATTTTTTCCAACTAAAAAAAGTTCCATTTCGGTTTCATGTCCTTGAAGGTTGTTTACTTTATTTAGTCGAATGCTTTCATGATTATGGATAAAACTTTCAAAATCTTTGCTTTTGTTGCAACAAAAGCAATCAAGCAATAGACACTCATCATAACTGCTTTTATGTTCATTATATCTATTTTTTATACCCTTTCTGCTTTCTCCTATTTTAATTATATATTGACCGTTGTCATATGATTTAACTTTTATAATATAAATAATTGAACCTATTGTTGCGTATTCATTTAATAATATTTTCTCTCTTTCAATAAATTTTTGTTTTTCTAATTTTGTTTCATATTCTCGTTTCTTTTTATCTTCTAATAGTTGCATTTCAGTCTTTTGTTGTTCTAATTGTAATTTAAGTTCATTGCTTTCTTCTAATAAAACTTCTTGTAAAATTTCTTCTAGTTTAATGAAATACTCATGAATTTCATCTGCTTTTTTTGTTCCAGCTTTTAAGCAAAATTTTTTAAATGTATCCACCGTCAACATAATTATTTCTTTATTATGACCTCCTTTAATATTTGTTTGCTTCTCCGTTTGGAGAAGCGATTTTGTATAGTCTAAGTCTATTTTGAAACAACTTTCTAATAATCTTTTTGAATTAAATTTTGAATTAAATCCTAGCCATTTCCACACATCATCCAGATCAATAACGAAATCTTTTGTCTTATCATACTTCAAATAGCAGTAAAAACTAGCCAAAAACATTTGTTGTTCGTATTCTGTAAATTTATTTTTTACCTTTTCAATCAATTTAGATTGATAATTGCCATTTAATTTAGTAATAGGGTTGCTTTCAATAAGGTTTACGATATCTACGCTCATTTTATAGTCTAATTAGAGAGAAGTCTTTATATTGTTTTTTGCTTTAAAAAATAAAAACCAATATATTATAAGTTTTTTAATTTATTATATTCGTAAACTTTCTCTCTTAAAATCTTATAATATTCATATCTTTCTTTTGTCATTTCGGTTTCATATACCTTACAATTACCTGTTGCGATAGTTTCTGTTTTATTCTTATCTAACGCGGAATCAGGTTTATTTTGAATAATAGTATTATAAATGCGTATTGTTTTCCAACCTTCTAACACTTTTTCAAAAATAAAAATAACTTCTTCTCCAGTGACAGAACGTTTTAAACACTTTTTTTTCTCTCTGCGTTCTTTTTTTAATTGTATAAATTCTTTTTTTAAAATGTTATCCATTTATTAAATAATAAATATATATTTTAAACTGTATTTTTCGAAAAATCATTAATAATTTTTAAATAATATTCATATTTTTCTTTTGATAACTCTCTTTCATAAATTATAGTTTTGCCTGTTGTTAAATTTCTTTTGATGTTTTTAATAATGTCAATTGTGAGATTATTTGGAATTCCAAGTTTATTTCTTCTCTCTATTAAATAATCTAATATAGGTGTGGGGTTCCATTTTTTAATAAATTTTTCGATAACAATTATAATTTCATCGGTTAATATTTTTCTCTTAGATAAATTTATTTCTTCTTGTGTTAAAGGTTGTTTTTCCTTTTTTTCTTCATTTCTACAGATGATATTACCATTTTTTATTCTAGATATTGTATGTTTTGGCAAATGGAGCATTTCCTGTATTTTTACGAGTGGATGACCTTCTTCAATTAAGTCTCTAACTTTTACAATTGTTTCATCATTAACACCTCTTTTTGCGTCTCTAATAGAGTTAGACATTTTTTTCTTTGTTTCTTCAGTAAAAGATTTACCAAAATTGTGATTTCCTTCGCCTGTCATTTTTATAGATTTCTCTCTATAAACTTGTTTTAAAAGTATTTCTTTACATAATAGTTCTTTATTTTTTTTAAGTTGTATTGTTTTTAAAAATCCTTCTTTGCCATTTTCATTTTGATTTAAATCGTTAAATACTTCTATTTCATGTTTTTCTCTATTACATATAGAATACATTTGTTCTTTAATGTTTTTATCATTTGTTGTCAAAAATGTTTCAAATGCTAAAGCTTGATTATATTTAACTATTAAATTATCTTTTACTAAATTGATAAATTTTAAACAATCTGCTTGTTTATATATTTTAAATTTTTGTTCACAATCAATAGTTCCAAATCCTAATAATTTTGAAATATATACTAAAACATCAGGATAGTTTTTTTGAGTTATAGAAATATATGATTTAGAATATTTTTTTAAATTTATATAAATACATCCTTCAGCATCAAATAATCCAGCAACATATTCTATATTAATATTTTCAAGATTGATTTCATTGAATAATGATTTATTATTATAACCACTACATATGTTATATAATTCTTCTTTTTTTTCTAACCTATTTTGTAAATTTACTAATTTTATAAATTTGTTTAAACAATCAGTTTGTCCTCTTTTTATTACAATGTTATTTTTTATATAATCTAATAAAACATTACATTCATTGCTTCTTATCAATAAATTATATTGATTTCTTTGTGTATATTTGTGATAATAATTTTGTTCATTTATAATGTTTTCAGTTTTGTTATTTCTATTTGCTGAAGAGGTTATGCTTCCACCAAAATGATATCTTAATACTTGCAATATATTTGTTCTACTTTGAGTAATAGACATCCCAGATTGATATCCATCTTTAATTTTTCTTACAAAAATGCAACCATCGCCATCTATAAATCCTGAAATATAAGAAGAGTTAGGAATATTATTTTTAAATCTGTACAAATGTATTTGATTGTCCTCCTCAACATTAGTTAATTTAAGGTTCATTGTATATAGTATTAACTAAGTGTATGTTTAAGTTGTTTTAGCAGGAAATATATCGTTTTCTAAATCATCAACAATTTTATTAATTTGTTTCAATTTTTCTTGGATAGAAATATGATTTGATTTTGTTCCAGTCCATATTTTGTCTAATTTTGGATGTTTTTCTATTTTAAAAAACTCACGACTTCGTGTTTGTTCTTTATTTAACCATTCATGATAATATACTACATATTTTTTCATCATATCTTGGGTTATTCCTGGTGGCAAAGGTTTAGCACTTGATTTTCTTGCACGTTTAGTTCCAACCATAATGCCTTTGCTGTTTTGTTCTTGTTCTTCACGTGTTGCAATACGTAAATTGTCCCAAGTATTGTTTAATGGATTTCTATCTATATGGTCCACACTAACATTTTTAGTTCCTTGTCCGTTGCCGTAACAGCCTGTAATAATTTGATGAATAAATAACGAATTATTTGAAGATAATATATACCCATTTATGTTTTTATGAAAAGTAATTTGTTTTCCTTCATTATGTATACTTTCATATTCTTTTATTTTGTCATACGATTTTTGACATAATTTAACAATCGTATTCTTTTCACAATACATCAATAAATATTCTTTTTCATTTTCAGTTATATACCACAATGGATTTTTCATATTGTATGGGTCAACGCCATTTTTTGAATAATGTCCTGGTATGTATTTTTTTACGTTATAATTATTAATTATTTCATCATGAAATATATGATAAAACTCAACATTATCTCTTCTTAAGTCGCAAGGATTATTATTTTTAAATACATATTTTACATTATTTTCTTTAAAATTATACAAAAACATTAAATAATTTATTTTCTGTTCATTATAATTGTAAAACGGATATAGGTCGTCTTGATTATAAAAAGTAAACTTTTTGCTAAAATTAATAATTTTGTCTCGGTCATCTATGTCAATGTAATACGTTTTACAATTATATTCAATTATGCCACATTGAAGTTCTTTACAAAATGAGTAAACTGGTTTATTCATATTATAAATTATATAATATGAAAGTCTTTATATTATTTTCAACTAATAATATTATTTTATTAGTTTCTTTAATTACTATACGCTAACCCACCCCTGAGTTATTTATTTTTACTAATTTTCATTAGCAAATTGGACTATCCCTTAAGTTATCATAGAAAGTTGCTAGCTTTCTCAAACCCATTCCATTATAGTCTCTGAACCTTCTCCGTATGCTTGCGATATCGCACGTAGGAGCTTGGCTGCAGATAATCCAATCCTTTTCGTTATTACTATGCTCTAGGTCATTACCCCGAGTATTCAGTATGCTTTCACATAAAGAAGTAGTAGAAAAGGCTATTAGGATGTTCCCGCAATTTAGAAATGTTGCCTTCATTTGACTATATAGTCAAACAAAGACTAGCTGGTTATATAATACATTTTGAATGTATATTTGCTTTACACAGTTTATCCATATTAGGAAGCAAATATCTAATATGGCTGCCAACTGTTTGGCACAGGTGATTTTAATGCCACTCATTATTCTTAACACGTTATAGTTGGTGGCGTAAACGCGCACCTTGGCTGTCTTGGTTCCTTCAACTGTAGCATTTGAGAGCACAAGTTGGAGTGTCGCGTTATCAATACGCGAAAAGTTGCATGTGCCTGAGGGTTGGTGTTCTTCCGGGCGAAGGGCGAACGAATAAACGTTAATGCCTTCATCAGGGTTTCTGGTATGGGCTTGGTAAGGTTGGACCCAAGAGAAATAAGAACCTTCACGCTCAGAGAAACGATCTTGTCCGTTTAATTGGAGCTTAGCAGTGACGACAGGGTTTAAGCCCCAGCAATGCATATCAAGAGAGGTTTCAGAAAGGACGAATGTGCCTGCATCCGAAACACCAGAGTTCTCAAGATGAGGACTAGATGTTCCTGATTGGAGAGAAGCAAGGACAGAGGCAGGGATTCCAGTTGTATTCAATGGAACTTGTAATCCTCCAAGGTTAGCTTCATTGTAAGGATTGGAAGGTCCGTGCCAGTATCCAGTGAAGTTACTAACACCAAGTTGACTAGGATTGTAGTCCAAAGCGCCAGCGTCTTGGAAAAGACCTTGTGCGTCGATGTAAGCACGAGAATCTTGGGCGACAGAGGCAGGTCCACCGAAAGCGTGGATGGCGTTAGGAAGAGCATCAATCGCATCAGTGTAGTTGAATGGTTGAGCACCAAGGACCTTGAAAAGAAGAGCATCGCAAGTCAAAGAAGAGCAATAGTCAACGTTTTGATCGGGTTGGACGACCCAAATGAGTTCCTTAACAGGGTGGTTGAAGTTGAGCTTGATCTTGTTAGAAGAAGATCCGACAGATTCATCACCAGTGAATTGAAGTTGAGTAATCAAATATTCGTGGGGATTTTGTGCCATTCTTCTGCGTTCGTCAGTATCAAGGAAAACGTAGTCAACGTATAAAGAAGCAGCAACCAAAGATTGGTTGTAAGCGATGGTAGCAGGAACAGGGCGTCCAACAGTGTATTGGGCGGAAGAACTGTTAGTCCATGGTAAGTTTTGGCAGTTAAGAGTTGTAACAGCCCATAAGCATTCATCAATAGGACGAATATCTAAGTTGATTTTAACTTCGTGATACTGTACGTCACGATTTACCCCACCTTTCGGTGTATTTATGTGTAACAAGAGGGAGTAGACTATATCTTAAGCCATCATTGAAATTGATTACATTTCTCAGACCCATTAACGTTTAGTCGTTGAACCTTCTCCTTATCCTTATCATAGCGGACTTAGGAGCTTGGCTGCGGATTATCTATTTTAGGCGTATTATTGCCGTCATATGTGGGATTTTTACCATACCTGAGTTTTATTCTCAGCCACTTTAAACTTTCATTTAAAGTTTGGTACCCTAAAAAATTATTTATTAAATTTTTTATTTTAACATCTTTAAGAACTTCCCGCAATTTGAAAATGTTGCTACTTGCTAATTTAATAGCAAGCAACTAGCACCTGAGGGTTATGACAAAAAAAGTCATTATGGACCTCTAACTTATTTTCTCTAAAATTCTCCATAGCAATTTTAGAGTGAGTGCTTTTCTGCCCTACAGTATTCAAGGCAATCAAAGGAAGAGCCAAACCAGGGTTTGTGCAAAACCAGAATTGAAGAGGAATATACAAAGTTGTCTCAGGAAGAGCGTTACGAGGAGCGCAAACTTGACGAGGAGCCAAGGAAGAGCAAGGAGACTCAACATCAGAGAAAGAAGGATCAGTGATGAATGTGAGTTGAGTGGTGTTACCAATCATCTTAAAATAACCTCTTTGTTGTTCGGAGGTCATTGTGAGTTGGTTCCAGATGTGCATCCAGTCACCATATTGACGGTCAATTCTTTGACCTCCAATCTCAACTTCAACTTGAGCGATGAGTTGTTCGCCGGGGAAATCTAACCAACGAGCATAAACTCCGGTGTTTTGTCCGGTAGTATAGTTTCCAAGACCCATAAGTTGGTTGATCTCAGGAAGAGTAACTTGTAAATAAGTGCGGTAAGCCAAATCACCATTTCTGGAGATGACACATTGGACGCGACGTCCGAAATCGGCTTGACCGTTAAAAGTTTGTTCGATTGATTCGATAGCAAAGTTAGTATATCTACGATAAGTAACTTTCCAGAAAGTAATTTGAGGATTACCTGTACGTTTCCTCTACTTTATTTTTCAATAAAGATTAGACTATATCTTAAAAAGAATTATATTTTAAATTTTGTTAAGCATTATAATTTGGCACTGTTAAAATAAATTCTTTCGAAAACCATTTAGTCGTTGAACCTTCTTCTTTAAATTTGTTTAATTTGTTTAAAGTATTATTTACTTGATTTATATCAATGTCCTTTTTAGATGAATTATAATTTATTGATACTGGCACTAAATTACTCCAATTCCAACATTTATATTTTTCATTTTCATCTGTTAAATTAAATTTACAAACAGGTATTATATGGTCTATAGACCAAAATGAGCCATAGTTATCCCAGCTCATTTCCTGTGTAAAATTATATTCAAACCATTCTCTTAAATACTGAATACTACAACCAATATAATTCATAGTTGAGTTATTTTTAACAAGAACACTTCTTAAACGCGCTGCTAATGATTTTTTTAATCTATAATTCATATTATTATTGCTTTCATTTTTGCACCATTCTGTTTTTTGTTCTTTTAAAAATAACGGATAACAAGAAACGCAAATCTTTTTTTTATAAAATTTTTTGAGTTTGGAAAATTCTTTTAATAACTTATCTTCATTACATTTTTCACATTTTGCTATAAAAGTTTCTAATTTTTTTTGCCTAAGATTTTTTCTTCTTATTTTATTCTGTTCATTTAAACATTTTTTACATATTTTTGAATATGAATTCTCATTTTTGGTGTATTTTCTAAATTTATCGACGGTTTTATTAATTTCACATATATTGCATTTTTGTTCGTAGGACATATTTATATAAGTTTTATAATACTATATTTATTTATTTATATATTTATTTCAAATTATAAAGAAGCTTGGCTGCTAATTGCCCATTTCAATTAAAAATTAATAAATTTTAATATCATCTTATTCATTTTTACTATACCCAAGTTTTTTGTCTTGGCCGCAATTTTTTCACAAAAATTGTTTAGTAGAATAAGCTTTAGGGGTTTCAAGCAATTTGATTTTCTCACCAGGGTTTTTCAAATTAAAAAATACTTTAATTTCCCTGATTAACATCAGTGGTACTCTATATGAAAAAAGAGCATCCACAAAAGGCTTTTCAAATATCTTATTTTTTCGATATTTCCTGATGTTTTTCTACCCTACAGGTTTTTAAGGTAAACGTCTTGCGACAATCCCTAATATTTCTATTAAGGCCAGAGTACACCTTAAGAAACTTCAAGTTCGATTAAAACTATCATTAGTTCCCGACTGCCGTCTACTCGTTGAACCTTCTCCTTGGACCTATCATATCGGCTGTAGGAGCTTGGCTGCGGATTGCCCAATCTTTAACGTTTTTACTATCCCAACGGTCATTATCCGCCGATATTATCTATGTTTCCATAAATAAGTAGTAGTTAAAGCTCTAAGGAGTTTCCCGCAATTTGACAATCTTGCAAATCAACATCAATTGACTTACTAGCAAGTTATATAAATTGAGTGTTAATTTCTCAATTCGTATATTTACACTGTTTTTCTATTATGGAGATATACGACCCATAATAGCAGCTCACTGTTGGCGCCCAAGAGTTAAGCGCCATAGGCCACGAGTTGCATTAATCCACCTCCCATTTTATATAGTTGCTAAAGAAAAAAATATTTTGATTTTTAATTTAATTAATTAAATTAATTTTTACAAAAATAATAATTTAAGAAATAATTTAAGAAATAATTTTATTTAAATCTAAATTAGTCTTCATAAATTTTAATAAATATGTGTCTTCAAGTACTTCTTTTTGTCCTTCGTGTTTTTTTGTAAAAATATAAGAACTTTCGTTTTTTCTTACAGTCCAACCCTGCTCTAAAGAATTATATAAAAAAACCATTTTCTGAAATTTAATTGCGTCCAATTTATAATTTGTATTTTCTAAATCTTTTAAAGAATTTAAGTTTATTTTTATATCCATTAAATAAATCATAGAAAACTTTAAAGGTTGTTTTAACTAGTAAAACTGTTATATAAATAGTTATAAGCTAACTATTTTAACTACCATTTTTCTAAATATATTATTTTCCTTAATTAATAATTAAAAAAAAGATGTAATAAAATATAAAAATATATATGCCTACATTTAAGCCTAAGTCTAACAAAAAGATACAGGTTAATAAAAAAACCCAAGTAACATTAGATTCTAAACATAAAGAATTTTTAAATGACTTTACTAGAGATAATAATAGTATAATGCCTGAGTTAAAAGTAGAGAGAAAAAATTTAAGAGAACAATTAGAAAGCGGTGAAGTAATAAATATAGAACAAAAGATGGATATTGAAGATAAAATAAGTGAAATAACCCAAAAGATTAAAGATATTAAAGCAAAAAAAAAAGAATACTTTTTGGATAATTCAAAATATATTTTTGATTATTTTGAAAACAAGAAAAATATATCAGATGGAAATGTGTCTAAATATGAAAGTAATAAAAATACATTATTAAACAACTTTTTTAAGATAAAAAAGGATGAAACAAATATTGTTAAATCAGAAAACAAAAATAATAATATCGTTCAAAAATATTTGAGTAATATTGATGACAGCTTTTTAGATGTTAATACCTATGTTTGTCAAACAGATATTTGTCAAGTTTGCCATAAAGGTGAATTAATTCCATTAGAAGACGAAGGTATATTAGTGTGTAATAACTGCTCTAGAACAGTACCATATTTAATTGAGAACGAAAAACCGTCTTATAAGGAACCACCAAAAGAAGTTTGTTTTTATGCGTATAAAAGAATAAATCATTTTAAAGAAATAATAGCACAATTTCAAGGAAAAGAAACGACCCAAATACATCCAGATATTATTGAAAATATTAAATTACAAATTAAAAAAGAAAGAATCGAATTGTCGCAAATCACAAATGAAAAAACTAAAGAAATTTTAAAAAAATTAGGCTATAATAAATATTACGAACACATACCATTTATTAAAGATAAATTAGGAATAAAACCGCCTATTATGTCTCCTGAATTAGAAGAAACATTATGCAACCTTTTTACTGAACTTCAATCGCCTTATTCTAAATATTGTCCTGACGACAGAGTAAATTTTTTAAATTATTATTACACAGCTTATAAGTTATGTGAATTATTGGGAGAAGAATTTTATTTACCATTTTTCCCTAAACTTAAAGACCGAGAGAAACGAATAGAACAAGATATTATATGGAGAAAAATATGCGAAGAATTGGATTGGGAATTTATACCAACTATATAAGTCAACACAATTTACGGCTTATACGGAAATAACTTCAATAAATTTGTATTATATATCGTATAATTTGGGTCGTAGTTATTTGCACCTACACCACGTCCATAACATGTCCCTCCACTTATTCTTTTATAGCTTTTTTTACGATTTTTTCCAGAGTTTCTTTTTTTGGTTTTTTTGTATTGTCTCTTTGGTTTCATAATATATTATATTCAGATTTAATTATAATATATTTGCTTATATTTTATTATAATATATTATACATTGATAACTATGCAAACAAAGATTACTAATGAAAATATTAAAGAATTAGTGTTTCTGTATTTTTCAGATAAATCTAAATTGCCTAGTGGTCTAACAAAAAAACCTTTAAACGATTGGATTGTAAGCGAAGTTACTGATTTTTCATATGTTTTTTCAAATCCTTTTATATCAGAAGTATTTAATGAGCCGCTGGATAATTGGGATGTAAGTAATGCAACTAATATGAAGGGTATGTTTATGGGATGCAAAAGGTTTAATAAAAATTTAAACAAATGGAAACTGAAAGTAGGAAATGTAAATAACATGTCTATGATGTTTATGGATTGTTATTTTTTTGAAGGACTAATAAATGAATGGGATGTGAGTATGGTAAATGACATGAGCAATATGTTTAACAGCTGAACACGCTTCAACCAAGATTTAAACGATTGGGAACCAATCAACGTAACTAATGTGGAAGGAATGTTTAAGAATTGTAGAGATTTTAATAAACCATTAAATAACTGGTTTGCGAGAGAAAAAACTAAAAAAGTAACTAATATGGATAGTATGTTTATGGGTTGTATAAATTTTAACAAATCATTAAACACTTGGGATGTAAGTATGGTAACAAATATGAACCAAATGTTTCGTGGTTGCAAAATCTTTAATCAACCATTAGATAACTGGAATGTGAGTATGGTGACCAATATGAACCAAATGTTTCGTGGTTGCAAAATCTTTAATCAACCATTAGATAACTGGAATGTGAGTATGGTGACCAATATGAACCAAATGTTTCGTGATTGCACTAATTTTAACCAACCTCTGGATAACTGGGATGTGAGCATGGTAACTAATATGTCTATGATGTTTCGTGGTTGCAGAAGTTTTAATCAACCATTAAACAATTGGAATGTGACTAGTGAAACTATGATTGTAAATATGTTTGATAATTGTGCAATTGAAGAACAAAATAAACCAATACCTAGAACACGTGTTACTGTTAATCCTCATCATGTTCACTGTGTAGCAAGTAAAATTAATTATTCAAAATTAAATGATTTTTTTAAAAAAGAAAATAATAATAGCATTGACATTAATGAGACACCACCAGACATTATTGATTATGCTGATTTTATTGAAAACTCATTGTTATATATTATTGATAAAAATAATGAATCTAAAGATATAAAACAATCACAAAAAACAAAGTTGCATTCAATTATGTTGTCAAGATTGAATATGTTAAATTATGATGACTTGCAACCAACTATTCGAATATCAATAATTAATTCTTTAGAGTATTTAAAATTACAACCACCTAATTTCCAAAAAATGTATGTATCAACATTTCTTCATGATAATGTTAATGCTTATGAAGGCGATGAAGGCATGTCTTGTGCTGGAGGTATTTTAGACAGAATAATAACATCTTTTACAGGTGCTTGTGTAGCAATGATATCTGAAGGTATTGAAAACGACAGTTATGAGGAACTAAAGGCAATAACCGCAGCAGACCCTAATAAAATGATTGATTTATACATTCAAGATTGGTATAAATTACATAATAAAGATTCACCAGAAAAATTTCCACTAGTAATGAATATTCAAGAAAAAAAAGAAAACTTAAGACAATATTTATTACAAAAATTTCCAAATGAAGGTCAATTAATAGATAATAAAATAATAGTTTTTGAAAATGCAATAGGTTTTGAAGATGATGATTTCACATATGGAGGAAAAAATAAAACTAAAAAATATAAAAAATATAAAAAATATAAAAAAACCAAAAAGAATGCTAAGCTAAAAACAAGTATAAAAAAAAATAAAAATAATAAAAAACAAAAAAGGTTTACAAAAAGAAAATAATATATAATACTTGACAAGTTTTAATTTTTGCGACTTTTATTATTTTTGCGACCTTTTCTTGTTTTACGGTTTTTTTGCGTTTTTTTGCCTTTTCTTGTTTTTCGGATTTTACGTTTTTTTCCTCCAGTTAACGATTCATTCGTAGTATTATTACTTTCATTGCTTTCATCAACATTTAAATCTGACAAATGTAATGAGCCTTGAGAAGAATTATTTAAGTCAAATATATTATCATCAGAATTTTCACTGTTGTTTGAAATATTCTCTCTAGTTGTGTTAAATGATTCGTCTAAATTAAAACTAATATCATTTTCATCGTCTAAATTGTGTTGTTCATTTTCAACATTTGGTATATCAGAAATAACAGATTCATTTTCATCATCATCAGCGCCATTAACAGTGTCTTCAATTGACTGGATGATTTCTTGTGGAGTAAACTGAACGCCTGTTTCTGGATTAATCTGTTGGAGTGACATTCTAATTATATTTATGTTATTTATTCCATTTTCTTGAAAAATATTAATATCACCATCCGTAAATCCTAATGCAGCTAATTCTTGCCTATCTTCATTGCTAAAGTCTCCTCCACGCATTTTTTTAGTGTATTTTTTATGGTGTTTTTTATGTCTTTTTGAATTTTTATTATGTTTGGACATGATATAATGTATTTTTGCCATTTTCTTTGCTACAATTTTCACAATAACCATTAATTTTAAGTAACTCACGAAAAGATTTTTTAAATTTATTATTGCAATTATCAGTTAAACAACAACCTTCTATAACTGTATTTCTATTTATAAATTCGTCTACATAATTTTGCAACAATGATATGTTATTTTTATCACAAAAATCTATTAGCATCTCTTTGTCATATTTTACGACACATTCTTTTATTTTTTTTATGGTGATTACAGCCATACATGTTTTGCAATAAGCACCTGTTTTTACTAGTTGTCTAAAATTTTTACTAAACTCATTACAACAATCATTTATAGTGCATTTACCTTTAATATAACTTTCACGTTTTATATTTTCATTTTCATAGTTATCTGTCAGTTGAATATTATTATTGTTACAATATTCAATTAAAGTCTGGCTGGAATATTTCATTTATATACATTAAATTCTCGAATAAATTTTAAATTTGTTTAATAAAATATATTATGTGACGTAAAATATATTTTATTAAAATGATATAAAATTATGTGACGATATTATAGTTTAAAATCCCCCAGGGAAATGAACTAAATTCGCTCCAATTCCGAATCCTGCGCCTGTGCGAGCATTAACACCCATAGATGGAATATAGGTATCAAGGATACTAAATGTTGCGGCGGCAGTTAAGGCAATCAAAATAATTTCTTCAACATTTAAAGAGCGTTTAGGAATGGCGTATGCGGCAATAGCAACCATTAAACCTTCAACAAGATACTTAATAATTCTCTTAACGAGTTCAGCAACGTTGATTAAACCGTTCATTATATTAAATAATAAGAAAAAAATATATATATGCGATAAAAAACTTAAAATTAAATTATTTAATTAAATAAAATGGAACATTCTAAAGATAAACATTCCAAAAAAAATGGTTTTGAAAGAAAGCAACTTAACGGAAAAAAAAATTCTAAATATGTTGACCTATTAGAAGAAGATAAACCTATTGCAGGTCAAAAGTTTGTTTGTGTATCTTTTGTTTCTCCTGAAAATATAATTAAACAGAAAAATATGTTTTTATTTGAGGAATTCCTAAAGAAATGGGATTTTAATAAATCTATGGAAAAATTTATTCAGTTCTTAAATTTTGTTTCATACAAATACAACATTTCTTTTGACGACATCTCTAATGATTTTAAAGACTTTGTTAAGGAAGAAAAAGAAAGCATATCAAAATCTTTAATTGAAGACGATTATAAAACATTTTTAGATAATAATGAAGCCGAATTAGAGAAAAATTTTAATCGTTCATATAACTTTCAAACTTCTACAAGAGGGTTAAAGATTCGCGGTTCTTATCCATCTATGGAAGAGGCAGAGTTAAGGTGCAAAATGTTGAGAGAAATAGATCCAAATCACGATATTATGGTGGGACCTGTTGGCGTTTGGATGCCTTGGGAACCTGAAGCATATAAAACAGGCCGTGTAGAATATTTGGAAGAAGAGCTTAACCAGTTGATGCATGAAAAAACTAAAAACGAATCTAACGCTAAAACCGCATTCGAACAAAGAATTAAAGAAACAAAACAAAAGGCAATTGATGAGAATATTAAAAAGGCCGAAAAGTATGGCACTACATTATCTCAAACTATTGATGATGATGGTAACTTAGTTGGTGTCAATGGTGTAAACACACAAGAGTTCGCATTAAAAGAACAAGAAAATATTTCAACTGCTGACATTTGTACGGAGTTATTTGAAGGTGATAATGTTGTTATTGGCAAGACTGACTACGGACAAAGTCAACTTCTCAGTGGACCTTTTGCACCTAAAAAGGAACAAGAAACATAAAAAAATAATCATAAAAAAAGTAATTTAAAAATAATAATATAATAAATAAAATGAAGATTTGTTATATTATATCAACATGCGACAAATATATTGATACAAGAGTTAAATACCAAATGGAGATTATGTTTAAATATATTGATAAAAATGATATTTATTATTTGACTTCTATGCCTGATATAAGTAAAAGGCATTTTGGATGGTTTTGTCCTGATGACGCCCAAAATATAACGTGGAAGTATATTCATTTTATTTATAATATGGATATTCCTAATTATGACTGGTATATATTTATAGATGATGATACTTTTGTATATCATAATAGATTAGAAAATTTGTTGTCTCAGTATAATTCTAATGAAAACTATTATATTGGCAAAGAACTAGACCATATAAAGAACGATTTTTGTTTATATATGTCAGGTGGAGCTGGATATGCCATATCAAAGTCTTTATATTTACTTATTAAAGAATATTTAAAAAAAATCGGGATTAACGAAGCATATTATCCTTTAATAAATTTAAAAGAACAATTTTGTGATGATTTATGTATTGGAATATGGATTCAGGATATCGCAAAAGAAATTCCTGTTAAACAAATAAATAATGATTTATTTCACCTTGACCTAAACGCTAATGTAAATAATGCTATTACAGTTCATAAAGTTATTACAAAAGAACAATATGAATTTTACTATTCTGTTTTAGATAAAGAACCAATTAAAAATAAAAAAGATACAGTTTTTGTTCTTATTACAGACTTGAATTATTTTTATAAAGTTAAAAAGACAATCATAGATTTAAGGTCTAAAGGAAAATGGGATGGCGATATTGTTGTTATCACAATTGATTTCCAGTTAAATACTAATTTTAAAGATTTTTATGACATTACTGAAGTACAGTTCAACAAGATAGATAAAACAATTTTACAGACTATTATCGGACCTGATGGATTTATAGATACTACGGATAAGAGAGAAATCCACAAGTTAAACCAATGGGAAAAATTACACGTGTTCGACGATTATTTTAGGAGTTGGCAACGCGTTGTATTCTTGGATGCTGGCCTACGAGTATTAGATAATGTTAAATATTTACTTAATCTAGACTATAAAGGTAAGTTATTAGCACCTACAGATGGTAAAATAAATGAAGCCAATAAATTTAAGTGTCAATTAAGTTATGATAAGCCTGAATTGATTAATAATTTAATAACTGAATATGGAGATTATATATTAGATTCTAATTATATGTTAAACTGTATGTGGGTTTATGATACGGATATTTTAAATTTATGTAATAAAACGCAATTGGTAGAAGCTATGAATGAATATACATTTTGTAAAACGAATGAAATGGGAATAATGAATTTATTGTTTCATTTTAAATATAAATTATGGGACCAACTACCTGTAAAAGCATCGAATGACAAGATTTTATTCGATTGGTGCGAATTAAATCAAAAATACCCGACAACGTGGAAAAATTATTGTTTTATTAAATACTCTGTTAGCATTACATTTGAAGATACTTAGAAATAAAAAATAATATATTTTTGAAAATTATTACACTTTTAACATTTCAAACGCCTATTATTTATTTACCATTTATTTGTTTTTTTTACATTTATTTTAGGTCCAGCACCGCGTTTCTTAACGGCATTTGGGTCATATTTTTCTTCTTCATCATCGTCGCCAATATTTTTAGACAATTCCCAAAATTCTTTAGAGCCTAATCTGAAGTCATTATGGTTATCAGCTTTATACCAAAATACCTGATCGTATAATTTGTTAGACTTTGAATTATTATTTATAACTAGACACTCATAATTTTCAGTACATTGATCCATTACTTGACAAAAGCTTTCAAAAGTTGGAAACATACCAGCATAATTTTCATATATACGTCTTCTATTTGCGATATAATTTTCTCTCAAAATAAAGACGTAATCAATATTTGTTCTAAGGGTAGGAGGTATGCCTAATGGATATTGCATTGTTATAACTAACATTACCTTCCAATGTCTCCCGTTCATAAAAAGGAGCCGCATCATCTTATCACGAGCCCACGTATTATCATAAAGACAATCATCAAGTATAACAAAAGCGCGAGGATCAATATTACTGCGTTTATATGTTTCCATCTCTTTTTTGATTTGTTTTAAAACAGTACGTTGTCTCTTTAAGACGTTTTCAATAATAGCAGTATTATATTCATTATGTACGAATAATTTCGGTACCATTTTAGTATAAAACCCGTTTCCTTCTTCTGTTCCTGAAATTACGGTCCCAATGGGTATATCCTGTTGATAATATAATAAGTCCCTTACAAGAAAAGATTTTCCAGTATCACGCTTACCGATTAGAACGACTACAGGACCTTTATTTTCATTAGGTTTAAAACTAATGCTTTTCATATCAAACTTTTTAAGTTCTAAAGTCATTATTATAGTTTTAGAAATTAAAAAATATACTGATTTTACGCAAAATGTAAAATGAATAATAATTATATAGTTCATATAATAAGTTAAAAACACGTATAATTTATATATTTAATAGCTAATGAAGATAAATATCAATTATCAAAAAAGGAAAAACTCAGAACTTTTTAAAAGTTTAGAAAGTCCAGACACACTTTTTCTCTCTAGTACTCAAAATTATATACCGATTTATAAAAGGTTTTTCTCTTTGAATGAAACCAACTATAACAATATAAATTTAAATAACAAATGGTATTTATCAAGTATTGGAAACAACTCTGTTGCTAGTGAAAATGTTTATGACTGTCGTATTAAGAATATAAATAATAGTAAAGTAAAGGATAAAGAAGTATTTTTTAAATTGGCACCTTTGTTAGACCCTTATAAATTTTTTATTGGAAAATATAATGAAAACGAAAATATATGTGCGTTACCAACTATTAATTCTAACGAAGAAGATGTCTCCGATAAATTTTATGACGTAAATAATTCTGCTTATGTTGATGCTTTTTTTCTATTTTTATCCAGTAATCTAATACATAATAATAATTTTATAAATGGTGTAGACTATTATGGATCTTTTTTATCAATAAAAAATAATTTTAAAATTAATATATTTGATGACATCGATTATCTAAATAACAGCGATTATTTTATTAAAAACAAAAATACACTATTTACAGTAGATGATTACTCATATTTATTTAATGAAGAGGATACTAAACTAAAACCAATTACTATACAACACGGGATAAGTTCAAAATCCAATATGTCAATAAAGTCATTAAACGAAGATATATTTGAGGATATTTTCGAAGAAGAAAAAAATGAAGAAAATGAAAATAAAAATGAAGATACGCAATTAAATTTATTAGATTTAAATGATTTTAATGAAGAGAGAAATGAGAATAATGAAAATAAAAATGTAACAATAAAATCAAATTCTACGTGTTCTTCAAGGTCATCATATACTACTGAAGAAGGAGATGAAGACGAAAAAGATGAAGATAGTAGCTGCGATAACTGCCCTGATAGCAAGGATGAAGATGACGAAAAAAGTAATATTAATTCATATGAAGATAATAGTGAATACGAAGAAGAACCAGAAATATATGCTACAATTCCAAAATTTCCCGTCCAAGTAATTTGTATGGAAAATTGTGAGAATACGTTTGATAATTTAATATTGACTAATGAGTTAACGACAGAAGAATGGTTTTCAGCTTTTATGCAAATTATTATGATATTAATAACGTATCAAAAAGCTTTTAACTTTACACACAATGACCTTCATACTAATAATGTAATGTATAACCAAACAGATAAAAAATATTTGTATTATTGTTATAAACAAAAATATTATAAAGTTCCTACTTTTGGTAAAATATTTAAAATTATAGATTTTGGTAGAAGTATATATAAATTTAATGGTAACGTTTTCTGTAGTGATAGTTTTAAAATGGGAGGAGACGCAGCAACACAATATAATACAGAACCTTATTTTAACGAAAAGAAACCCAGATTAGAACCCAATTTTAGTTTTGATTTATGCCGTTTAGCGTGCTCTATATTTGATTACGTAGTTGAAGACTTTGAAGATATCCAAGAATTGAATAAATGTACGGACCCAGTTAAAAAACTTATTGTTGAATGGTGTTTAGATGATAAAGGAATAAATATGCTATATAAAAATAATGGTGCTGATAGATACCCAGAATTCAAACTATATAAAATGATTGCCCGTTTAGTTCATAACCATACACCTCAAGCGCAACTTTTAAGACCAGAATTTAAAAAATACTCTAACTTCAAGGGGGAAATACCAACCGATGTTATTAATATAGATAACATACCAATTCAAATTTAACGCAATGTTATTTTACTTTATTTTTACCTTTTTCTATGCATTTATTTTACAATACAAATATATTAGAATAAAATATATATTATGGATTTATATGGTTTTATCATTACTAGACACGTAAACTCGGCTAAAACAAATAGGTACTGGAACCATTGTGTAAAATGTATAAAAATGTTTTATCCAGATAAAAAAATAATTATAATTGATGATAATAGCAACGAACAATTTTTAAAAGCTGATTTTGACTATATAAATGTTACAATAATTCAAACAGAATTTAAAGGAAGGGGAGAGTTATTACCTTATTACTATTATATAAAAAATAAGTATTTTGAAAATGCTGTAATTATCCACGATAGTGTATTTTTCCATAAACGCATCAATTTTGAAAAATTATTAGGAATAAATGTTTTACCTTTATGGTTTTTTTATCCAGATAAAGAAAATATAACAAATACTATAAGAATATCAAACGCACTAAAAAATATAGGAGACATTCAACAAAAATTAACTCATAATGAGTTCGCGTTTGGTATGCCTCATTTAAAATGGTACGGATGTTTTGGCGTTCAAACATTTATTAGCCATAAGTTTTTAAGCTTTTTAGAAAATAAATATAATCTAACAAATATGGTAAATACAGTATTTTGCCGCGCTGATAGAAGTTGTCTAGAGAGAGTTTTAGGTTGTATATTTTTTACTGAAAATCCAAAAATAAGTAATAGAATATCTGTATTTGGTAACATTATGAAATACCATAAATGGGGGTATACTTACGAACAATATGAAAACGACATAAAAAGAAATAGAATACCTCGTTTTATAATTAAGGTATGGACGGGTAGATAATATTTTTATTTATACTTATATTATATAAATGAAAAAAAGGACAAGATGTTTTTCAAGATGTCGTCAGATACCAGAAGACGATTGTAAAGCAAAATCGCGATTATGTCAATATACAAAAGGAACACGAAAGTACTGTAGAATATCAAAATTTTATACTTTAGACAAAAATTGCGATATGATAAAAAAAAATAGAAAATTAACAAAGATGGAAGCTTCCAAAAAAATAGGCAAATTCGTATTAAATAAAACGCAAAAAAATAAAACAAGAAAAACGCAATTAGAAAATGAAATGTTAAAACAACAGGAAGAAGAGCGTTTATATCAAGCACAATTAAAAATACAACAAGATAGAGAGAACGCTCTTAAAAAAGTTGGCAACTTCGTTTTAAAAAATAAAAGCAAATTGCGTGCAAATTATTTAAAAACTATTTGTGCGGATTCTGGAGCGTGTATTTCTTTCGGTACAGAAGTAAAAAAAATTAGTGAATTATTCGACAACTTCGTAAACTTTAAATACACAATTTCACCAGTTAAAGGTATAGGTGCCGTTTCTAATAATGGTTTTGTTAAAGAAATCAAATACAGTAGAAATAGTTATGATTCATACGCTGTATTAAAATCCTGTACACAACAAGATTCAGATAATTTAATGTATGAATATGAAGTGGGTATCAACTTCGTAAACAAACAAAACAAAATATTTCCTTGTTTTCTAGAAACATATGGATTGTATTTATATAAAGATACAACTTCGTGGACTCTTGCTAAAAATTCTAAGACAATGCCAATAAGAGATTTAAAAGACTGTTTACAAGAACAGAAGAGTATTAACTATTCTATAGGTTGTCCAAAATCTAGAAATATTGCCATATTAATACAACACGTAAAAGATGCGAAAACGTTACAGGATTTTATCCGTGAAATTTCGCGAATAACAAGTGTAGGAGAACAGTTGGTCCTTATCAATTATGATATGCCTTATATTTTATATCAGATCTATATGCCGCTCGCAACATTAGCAGACCAGTTTACACATTATGACTTACACGCAGATAACGTTTTATTATATGAACCAATTAAGGGAGCATATATGACATACAATTACCATTTAACGTCTGGCAAAACAGTTAAATTCAACTCTAGATATATCGCTAAAATAATAGATTACGGCCGTTCATATTATAACAATGGAACGCAGACATCACTAGATACGTATAAAAACATTTGTAAAATAAAAGAATGTAATCCAGCCTGCGGTGAAAATTTTGGGTTCTCTATATTAGGTCCAGAAATACCACCTGGTAGTTTTGATTACATAACTTCACAAAAGAGAAATACAAGCGCTGATTTAAGATTAATCAATATTGTAAAATCAGAATTACTTTCCATTGGAAATGTATATGCTGTTTTGGAAAAATTACTAGATAAAATAGTATTTAAAAAAGTTTTTGGAACTAAAGAGGTAATAAAATCCGGATTACCTAAAAAAGTAAATAATGTAGTTGATGTTTGTAAAGCATTAGAAGAATATATTCTTACACCATCATATGTAACGAAAAATGAACTTTATTTTAATTCATTGCCAAAAATAGGTGACTTCCACGTATATCAAGATGGAAGACCAATGAATTTCGTAAAAGTATAATAATTAGAATTGAATTTTTTATACATTTATACATTTATATAAAAACCATAAAATTTTATATAAAAATTTAGAACCCTGGATTATCTGTAAATACAGGTGTAACTTTTGCCATATCACCACCATTTTGTAACATAGGATTTAGTTGGTCTAAAACAAAAAGGCCGATTAAAACGCTAAAATATACTAAAATAGCATCACGAACTAATAGTTTTAATGGTTTATTTTCTTTTTCAATAAATCTCATTTCCATAAATTTAACAACCAAATAAGTTATTGAAATGACCGTCGCAACAAAAAACATATTTAGCATTTAAAATAATCGGTTAAAAACTCACAATATATTTTACGCAAAAATTATTCTAAAATTTCAATATCATCAATTAACAAATCTGGCAATAAATCTATTTTAGGTTCTTCAATATTATGGATATCTAAAATATCTAATTCTACATTTTGGTCTGAAATTTTTATTTTGGAATCTTCATCACCTTCTGATTCTGCTTTGCGTTGTTGATTTCTAATTTCGCTAATTTCTTCTAAACGTTCAATATTTTTTGGAGCTGATACACTAGTTATATTGCCATTACCAGTTGCTACATAATCAATATCATTAAATTTTAAATTACTTTTTTGGAGCTGTTGTTCACCACTATTATTTATAGAATCGGCAGAAGAAGGTTTAACTTGTACTTGTTCTTCAATAATTTGTTCTTTAATTTCTTCGGTTACATTTTCTTCTATTGTTTCATCCATATAAGCCTTTAATATTGCTTCTACTGGAATACTGTCTCTTAATGTATTTAAAATACCTTCTTGGACGATAATTTCTAGTTCTCTATAGTTTTTTTGAATTTGAAGTGGTTGTATATTTGTTTCGAAGAGATACACATTTTTGTATATTTTTCTAGCTACATTAATATACGTTTTATGAATAAAATCATCTAAATTCGGTATTTTTATGTCAATCTTTTTTTGTTTTTGTCCTGCACGCATAGCTGTCAATATTTTTAGTTGAATAATATGTACGCAAGTAACCAAATCTACTAAATAATTACATCCTGATTTTTCGCAAATTCTTTTTCTCTCTGTTTCAATTATAGTTGCGTTCCATTTAGGAATTCTTGAAATAAAATTTTGAAAAGTCATTAAATATTTTTCCATTTCTCCATTTTCATTACATAATTTTATGGCTTCATTTAAAATAGATTTATAACCATCTATAATTAAAGGTGTTAATATAGTAACTAATCTAGAAGACCATTCATTCCGCGACTCATGAAGAGAACTAACATTAAAATCGTCCATTTAAATAAAACTAATATTTTCTAAAGATTGTTCTGAACTTAAAAATACAAAATTTAATATAAATAATATAAGTAGCTTTTCATTTCTAAATTCTTTTCTTGCTCGACTAAAGCACATAATTAATTCATATCTTTTTTCTACAGTCAGTATATTATCTAAAAATTTAGGATTTTCTAAAATATTTATTATGTCTAATGCTGTGTATGCTTTTTCGTAAAATTTAGTACATAGCTTTATTAAATCTTCCAAACTAATTTTTGTGTTTACTACTTTTAATTCTTTTTTTAGCCATTCTAAACGGTTTGTTTTAATATCTTTAATTTTAAATGCTTCATTTAAGTTATATTGATATAAATTTATTATTTTTCCATTTAAAACCGGTTCAGGAACATAAATTTCACAAAAACGAGATAAAATTGGTTTCATCAAATTATACTTATTTTCTGCCACAATAAAAAATCGTGTGTTATGGCTAAATAATTCTATACATCTACGTAATGCCGACTGTGCATCTAGTGTTAGTTTGTCGGCATTTAATAAAATAATACTTTTAAAAATATTTCCTCCATTTGAATTAATGTGTGTTTTTGCGAAAAACTTTAATTCGTCTCTTATAAATTTAATACCTTTTCCGTGAGAACAATTAACGTACATAACGAATGTTTTGATTTTATCTTTATCATTGCTGTAAATTTTATGAATAAATTCATTAACAATCGTTCTTTTTCCGCTTCCACTAGGTCCGTGAAAAATAATATTTGGAATCTTATGGATGGAATAAAAGTATTCTAATTTGTCTTTTATGTTTTGATGTATATTTAATGTCATAAATAAGTTATTATAATTAAAAATGTGTTTTTATATTTTATTATAACGTATTAAATTATAAATAATTTTATTCAAAAATAAAATTTTTACACTCAAAACTAGATATAAAATATTTTACATACGTTTTATTAAATAATTTGTTAAAAATTTATAGTATAAATCATAAGACAAATTTGGATTCAAATGTTCTTTTCTCATTGTAACAGAGCAGCCACCTGTTTCTAAATTAGATACATCAAATTTTAAAATTTTATAATCTAATGCTTTAAAAAAAATTTGTTCCACTATGTCTTCCCTCTCTGGATTTACGTGTAAATGCAATGAAATACGGCTCGATTGTAATCCAAAATATAAACAAGTCTCTACGATATATTCGAAATCTTCTAACGTAAGAGTTCCGCAAGTATCAGATAAACAAATGTCATCTATTTTCATTTTACTCAACTTTAATAAACGATTAACAATAAAATCGTTATCTATTTTGCCTTCAATAGGACACTCATTAATACACGATACATATAATTTTATTTTTGGATTAGAGTTTTTTATGTTTTTATCATTTGCTAATTTACTTAATATAGTATTTATGTCACTATCTGATATGTCTAAAGTCATTTTAGTATTTTTCAGTTGAAAGCTATTTGAAACAGATGTTATTAACGAAATATTATTAATTTGTGTTTCCGTGTTTTCTTTAATTAACTCATTAAATTTATTTTTATTTGGTATAACTATAAAATTATTTATGTTTTCATTATAAGTATCGACAATTTTTAATACATTTAAGGTATCTTTAAATATTGGTAATACCTTTTCTGATACAAAAGAACCAACTTCAATATTTTTTGGTGCGTATTTAAATGTAATATTGTTATACATTTTTAGTTTATCTATTGTTGCGAATGTCTTTTGTTCTTCTTTAGTTAATCCTTGTAGTCCATCCCTAAGAGTAACGTCAAATAATTCTATTTTACCTAAATTTAAATAAATACTTTTATATTTATCATTCGATAAATACCATTTTTTAAAACTTTCAGCGCATTTTGGGTATATAATTTTTTTCGACATCCTAATAAATTAAATATATTAAAATCTTTAATTTATTTTTACAAATTGTTTTTTTTATTCTTTTCTAAACAGAAGTGTGTAAAGAATGGGTGTATGGGTTTTGTCTAAACGCGTTTAATATGTCTGGTTGAATTCTGTCACACGTTTGACATTCATTATAATACTGAGGAGCACGTACTGCTCCGTGTGTTTGTAATGAAGGGGGTAATCCTGACAATGTAGAATATGCTGGATTTACTCTTCCTTCAAACCTATCCTTATCATCTTTACAATTTACATTCATATTTTGGTTAAATATTTGTGTTCCTCCTTGGTTTGCTCTGTTATATATTGTTTGTGACTTAATATCGTTATTATGTTGATTATAAGCGGCAGCATAATTCATATCTCCATACCCTGTAGCATATCCACCCGCAGCAGTAAAATATTCGCTACTAGTTGTATCTCTTTGCGTAAGATCTGGATTTGTATAATTATTGACATACATACTTTCTTTTTGGTTATTAATATTAAACTGTGGAGCATATAGAGTTGTTTCCTTAATAGTTGTAGATGTAGAATCTTGAGGATTATATACATAACTTTTTGGCACGGTTGTTGCTGCTTCACCGTATATACGAACATTATGTATGGTTTCATCCTTGCGTGTTGGTTTAAATATATCCATTATAGGAGCTATTACAGCACCGATTGCTCCACTAAAACCACTTCTAATATTCTCTTGTTGTTTAACAGTACTTCTATGGTTTTCATAATTTGTATAACTTCGCATAAATATGTCGCCATCAATGTGAGGGCCTCTTCCTGTAGCTTTAGAATGATTTACTTCGGTCGGCAATGACTGTTGGCGTTTCGCTGGCTCATAATTTTCAGGTGCATGTCCTGCTTTTATTAACGTAGAACCCGCTGGACCTGTGTAGTCGTTTGGAATATCATTACGTCTAACTACACCCATTTCCTGAATTGGTCGCAAAGTTTCACCCTTTTCTGCTCCCGTAGTAGTTAACCAGCGTTCCTGATTATTAATAAAAAAAGTATCTGGTCTTTGTTTTTCAACACGACCTAATACTTCAGTTCCTGAAGCGGTTTTTATGTAGGAATTCGCAGGACCTTCATGATTTTTCAATTCATAAACTAATTTAGGATTTGTATCAACTCTCAATTGGTCTACAGTATAAGGTAACCACTTATCACGTGCCTCCATTCCAGAATTATAACCTCCAGTCCCATTAATCCCATAACCTTTATCTAATCCTGGACCAACCATAACGCTATCAAATGGTTTAATATTATTATTTTTTATGCTTGGGTTTACACGTGATTGATAAAAATCGCTTTGATTCGGCATTCCATAAGCCCATTGCATATTGTCCTCGGGTTTAAATAAAGGAGCTTGTTCTATTTTTTTTATAACTTGAGAGCCAGCACCAATCATATTGTCTAAAACAGATTCTGCTGTATTTTCTCTATATGTGTATCCTTTTACTTTTCCACCATTAAATGGAACCATATTATTATGCTTAAATTGAGCTGAATTCAAATAATTTCCAGTTAATGAATACACGTCTTGAATATTGTTGCTTACTGGTTCTCCGTTCCTTACTTTTTTTTCATAAAGGTCTTGATTAAAATATTTATCTGTCGCAACATTAGGATTTGAATATTCTTGAACTGTATCTACAAGTTGATTTATATTTGGAACAGGATAATTTTGAGGAGGAGTATTTGTATTGGGTAAATAATTTACATTGGCACCCATATTTGTAAAATTCTCTCTTTTTTGTTGCGGTTTAGAAAATTCTGTATTACATTCTTTTTTTGGCTGTTGATTTGATGCTATATAAATTCCACCTAATGCTATTAAAGGGATCGCTAATTCCATAGTTATATATATAAAGTATTATATTTTATGGATTTTATAGATTTTATCTATTTAATCGTTTTTTTTATTTCTTTATAAAATATATTTTTTATTTTGTATTTTTTATTTATGATCTTTTTGCTGAAGCACAAGAATTTGTTTGTTGACAAGTAGTAGGACCGCCCACATAGCTACCTCTTATTAAATTATAACTGTATGGAAGATAATTTTTTGTTTCACTAACAATACAATCTCTTTTTGGTGTAAAATAATCTTTTTCTAAAATTCGTGTACTTAAATTATTTTGAAAAGGTAAACAAGTATTTTCTTGTGGATTTAAAGGAGGATATTGCCTATCTACTTGTTCTAAATCACGATACCACCAAGCAGGATTTGTCGTTCTAGACTGGTCTGTAAATAAATTATTACAATTTGGATAATTAATGGCTGCATTTTCTACATTATATTTTGTATACTTGTCTTTACCTAAACAATCTCTACTTAACTGTCTATTTACACCTTTTAAATCACTTTCTAAATTTATTGCATTTGTTCTTAAATTCGCTCCCCATTTTTGAATTATTATTTGAGGGTCTTCTATATAACAAGGTTTATCACCATTTCCAGGGACGTTTAATATCCATCTACCTGGATCTGTTGCTTGCTGTAATTGTTTTTTTGTTCTGCAAGGATCATAAAAAAATCTGGTAGAAGCCATTTTATATATACTCCTATAAAAAAGAATACTAAATAAATTGTTTATATTTTATTGCTCTTCTCCGTGTTTAGCACCTGGAATTGTAAGAGATAAAATAAAATCTTCAATAATTCATAAAATAAATTTAATGTTTCATACAATTTATTATCTTTGTCAATGGCCATTTATAAAAAATATAATATATTATTTTAATTATTAAAACTTAAAAGCATTAGATATTTTAATATTATACTATAATGGATTTAGCATTAAATAATATTCCTACATTATGTCTAAATATGATTGTAAAAAATGAAAGCAAAATAATTAGCAGACTTTTTGACAGTGTATTACCAATTATTGATTGTTACTGTATATGCGATACGGGTTCTACTGACAATACTGTTTCATTTATAGAAGATTTTTTTAAGAGTAAAGGAATACCTGGCAAAATCGTTCACGAACCATTTAAAAATTTTTGTCATAACAGAAACTTCGCACTTAATTCGTGTATAGGAATGTCTGATTACATTTTATTGTTAGATGCTGATATGGTTTTAGAAGTAAAAAATTTTGATAAATTAATGCTATCCACTGCCGATTGCTTTCATATTTTGCAGGGCAATGACAGTTTTTTTTACCAAAATTTGAGAATAGTTAAGAATAATGGACTATATAGTTATTGTGGTGTAACACACGAATATATTAATATTCCAGAAAAAAGCACTCTTTCGGGATTTGACAAAAAATATTTGTTTATTAGAGACATTGGCGATGGTGGTTCAAAACAAAACAAATTTGAAAGAGATATTAATTTACTATTAGATGGAATAAAAGAAGAGCCCAATAATGTAAGATATTATTTTTATTTAGCTAATAGCTATCACGACTTAGGTAGATTCGGCGAAGCAATAAATATTTATAAAAAACGTATTGAACTTGGCGGTTGGAAAGAAGAAGTTTGGTATAGTTACTATAGAATCGGTTTATGCTATAAAAATATGAATAAAATTAATGATGCCATAAATTATTGGTTAGACGGGTTTGAATATTATCCTGAACGTTTAGAAGGATTATATGAAATTATTAAGCATTATAGAATTGTGTCGCAACACAACTTGGCAAATATATTTTATCAACAAGCCATAAAAATTCTTAATGCGAAAAATGACAGAACCCAATATTTATTTTTACACGACGAAGTATATACGTCTAAAATATATTATGAATATACTATTTTTTCTTCGTATATTGGCATAAAAAATATTGATAATGAAGTTATAAAAGTTTTTAATAATTCTTTTGACGAACAAGAAGTAAATAATTTATTAAGCAATATGAAATTTTATAAGCATAAATTAACAAGTCTATCTACGATTATTTTAGACAACCAATTTACAATCAATATTAATGGCGAAGATATATTACTTAATTCTTCTTCAAGTTGTTTAATTCCCAATAAAAATAATGATAAATATTTAATGAATGTTAGGTTTGTTAATTATAATATTACTGAAAATGGTTATTATTTAAATTGTGATAAACATATTATTTCGGTTAATAAATATGTAGAGTTAGACAAAGTATTTAACACAATTAATAATAAATGGATTAACTTACAATTTGATAACAGACGGTATATAGGAATTGAAGACGTAAGAATATTTAATGACACAGAGACTGAAAAATTACTTTTTATTGGAACTGGTTTTCATAAAAATAATAACATAGGCATTGTAAATGGTATATATGATTTGGATAATTTTACGCTAGAATATACAGAAATAAAAAGTGATTTTTCAGACGTTGGTTGCGAAAAAAATTGGGTATTTGTAGATTATAAGGATTCTACACACGTTATATATAACTGGTATCCATTAAAAATATGTAAAATGAATGAGTCAAAAAATAAATTGTCATTAGTTGAAAAGAGAGAAATGCCAAAAATATTTTCTCGCGTTCGAGGTTCAACTTGTGGTTTTAAATACCGTAAAAATCTGGATAAAACTAATAACGGAAATATTTTGATTAATATTGCCGAAGAAGAAATATGGTTTGTTACCCACATAGTTTCGTATGAGTCTCCGCGTCATTATTATCATATAATAGTAGTATTCGATAAAAATATGAATTTGTTACGTTACTCAGCGCCTATTACTTTTGAAGGTGAGCCAATTGAATATTGTTTAAGTATATTAGTAGAAGACGATAGAGTTTTAATTAACTATAGCACTTGGGACCGCACAACTAGAATCGGTGTTTATGATAAAAAATATATAGATTCTATCGTAAAATATAGTTAAAAATAATTTTCCAATTCATTCAAAGCAATTTCTATAATAAAGGCTTTAATGTCATTTACACCTAAACTAATAAATATTCTATTGTTAAATAGACATAAATTTGTTGGAAATTCAACGTAAGAATGCGCAAAAAAAACAAACTCTTTGGAAACATTAATTTGTTTATTTATTATATCTATTCTAATCCATTTATGATAAATTCTTTCTTTTCTAATATGTATTAAAAACCAATAATAATTATTATAATTAATCCCATTAGTGGAACCGTGATAACATTTTAATTGAACCGATACAGATTCTTCTAATTCCCATTTTTCAAATTCTTCCTCTTCTATAGATTTAATTAAAAATGGGTCTAAAGAATAAACTACTTTATTTTTTCCATCAGTATTTAAAAACGGCATCCAATTTTTTTCTATTTTATTTGGCAAACATACTTTAAAAGAATGAATTTTATTATTTGTAATAGTCGCTTTAAATATACACGGATTACCGTTTTTGTTACATTCTGGAACGGTAACTAAAATATCTGTTTCACTAATAAATCTTATATCTTCCATTCCTTTCCAAAAAGTGGGATAAATAGGTAAATCATAATTATAATCTATTTTTTCAAGAGTAAATTTTTCAATATCTATCTTTTCATTTTTTATTATGCTACCAGTCATTATCATATAAATAGAATTAGTAGGATGGTTATAAATAGTAAATTTGTTTTCGTCAAATATACGATAATCTATATTTCTAATTAAAATAACAACATTTCCTTTTTCATTTATATGTAAAGATGGATTCATTTCAAAAAAAGAATTATCCTGATTATATATATCTTTAAAATATAAAATAGGAATAATTATTGGGTGAATACTTTGTTTATTTATAATATTTAAATTCATATTATTTATTTATTCATTTCTATTTTTAAGTAATTATATAAAATTATAAAATTATTTAAATATAAAAGTAGTATTTTATTTAGAGAAAATGGAATCAAAAAATACTATTGTTTCGTGTTTTATAACCAATGTAAATAGTATATATCCTATAGAAAAGTATTTAAATGATGGAATTTTAATGTTACAGGCAAAAATACCTAAAATTATATTTATCGAAGACGTTATTTATGAACGAGTTAAAATTTATATAAATAAATATACCGTTATTATTCCTATAAAAAAAACAGATTGGTATTTTCAAGATTATAAGGATTCGATTACAGATTTTAATTTAAATACAAATAATAAAACGAAAGATACATTGGATTTTATGTTTACTATGTGTAATAAAACTGAATGGGTAAAGAAAGCAACAGAATTAAATTATTTTCATACAGATTCTTTTATTTGGGTTGATTTTGGTATTCGTTATATATTTAAAAATGACAGCGATGAATCTTTTATTCAAAAAATAGAAACATTAAAAGAACAAGAATATGAAAAAATTAGAATTGGAACAATTTGGGATATAAATGCACGTTATTTATTAGATATTTATAGAGATATAACTTGGTATTTTGCTGGAGGAGTATTTGGTGGTCCAAAAGAGTTATTATGTGACTTTGCTGAAAAAACTAAAGGAACATGCATTCAAGTAATAAATGAAAAAAAAACTCTTATGTGGGAAGTAAATGTTTGGTATTTGGTATATTTAGAAAATCCAACTTTATTTAACTGTTATAAATGCGACCACAATGATAGTTTAATTATAAATTATTAGATTCTATTATTTATTATTTTTTTTACAAATATAAATTCCTTTAACATTATACTTTATTTTTATACTATATTAGTTCTTGATAAAGATAACACCCAATAAAAATCAGCGGTGCATCCAGAATCTCCGTATCTATAAAAGTTAATAGTTAAGGGTGACCCAGAGCAACCAGTAAAATTAATATAATCCGTTAAAACATAATTTTCAGTTTGTGATACAGTATTACTATAATTAGAAGCGTTTTTATATGTTGTATAAGGAGTAGAATTATTGAATACTTGTGAATAAAATGAAGTGCTAGCACTATCTAAAAACTCTACATACATAGCATACCCTTTATCAGACTGAACTGACATATTCCAACAATTAATTGCAAAATCAATTTTCCAAAAATAAAAACCATTTGGTTGTGTAAATATTTCTGTTGGAATTGTCATTGTGTTACTTTTAACCATTTGCCAATTGTTAGGAGTATTATAATCGTAACTATCTTTTAGTTCATTTGTAAAAGTTACGGGCATTATAAATGATTGTGTGGTTGAAGAATAATTTAAAGTAATATCAGGTGCTTTTATTGTAGTTATTATAGTAGTATTTTCTTGTACGACTATAGATGGAACAGTTGCGTCAATTATAATAGGTGTCCCGTAAGTTGGATTATTCATTGTAAGTTGTGATGAAGATAAAGTCGCAGAATAAGAAGTAGATGTATCTGTAATTGTCAAAGATGATGTATCAAGAACAGATGTATTGGTGCTACCAATATCACAGCCAATAGAATTAGCATTTGTAATATTTTGGCTATTCATATCAATGCCAGTTGTTCCAGCATTGTTTCCAACAGACAATACATTTGCTAAATTTTGACTTAATGATGGACCTGTGTATCCTGTTGGACCTGTTGGACCTATTGAACCTGTGTATCCTATTGATCCTGTATATCCTGTGTATCCTGTTGGACCTGTTGGACCTGTTGGACCTGTTGAACCTGTGTATCCTGTTGGACCTATTGAACCTGTGTATCCTGTTGGACCTGTTGGACCTGTAGTTCCTGCGGATATAGGACCCGTAGGTCCTGTTGAACCTGTTGGACCTGTTGAACCTGTTGAACCAGTAGTTCCAGCAGCAGTGGGACCCGTAGGTCCTGAATTTCCTATTGTTCCTATAGCTGATGGTCCTGTAGGACCTGCTGGACCAACAGGACCCTGAGAATTTAAATTACAACATTTTTGAGAACCTAAATATTGTATATAATTTGGATAATATCTTGACATATATAATTTTAATATATTATTTTTGTATTTATTTTACAAAAATAATAAATGTAATAATATAAAGACTTTTATTTGGTTTATAAATATATAAATATATAAATATATAAAATAAATAATATGATTGACTCATTAAAATTAAATATAAATATGTGTCAAATATGTATGGAAGAAAAATATGAAGTTAAACAACTTAAACACGTTAATCCAGTTGGAGATATTTCGTCGCATAAAATGTGTAGTGATTGTTATAAATGCTTAAAAACTCAAATATGTCCTTTTTGTAATGGTAAAATTGTAAAAGAAATTAAAAAAAAGAATTTTAATATTTGGACGGATATTAATTGGGGATTAGCCGAAATGTGTCTTCCGCAGCCTAGCTTTGCTACCTAGAAAATAATAAATACTTATAATACTGGTAACGAAGCTAAACACAATTTTATTTCGCCAAGACTTGCAACATTATATTTTACTACTAGGGGCAAATCATTCTCTAAATGAACTTCTATTTGCTGACATAAATTAGTACATTTTATGAAGTAACCTAAATTTTTTAAAGAAAATTCACCCTGAATTACTTTAGACGCATCTTGTTTTAAAATATAACCCATACTTCCATCTGATTCAGCACGATGAATTTCAGCAGAAGCAAATTGTCCCGAACATTTAAAAATTAATTCATTGCCTACTGATTTTATTTCTAGTTTATCAGATATACAAGATAAATCACGAATAATTTTTTGAAAATCCGCAGAAGGTAAATTAATAATGGATGAAAATTTGACATCTGGATATTGTAATTCTTCTTGCTCGGGCTCAATTAACCTAAGTTTTTGAGTTTTACATTGTTTTATCTCTCCATTTTCAAATTTTAGAGCTAAATGAGAAACAATTCCATCAACATAATCAGCATTTTCAATATATATTGTTAAAGTATCATCATTATCTATTGAATTAATTAATTTAAATAAATGGAACATATTTACACCTATAATAATTTTTTCTTTTTTACATTCATAAAACTCAAAATTTTGTGCTGGCAAATGTAAGTATGCTAAAATAGTATGTGATTTATCCATATTTATAATACGAATGCCATCCGCATGAAATGTTATATTAGTTTCTAGAAGAATATCTTTTAAGGCAGTCATTAATGTCCTAAAAGGCGCTATTTGTATAGTTTTTATAGTTAAAACATTTCCATCGGTTTTAGTTTCTTGATTTTTATACGAAAATGAAGACATTATAGTTTCCTTTATTTTTAAATCTTTAAATACTTATGTTTTTAAATTATTTTAACGCGTTTCATTTTTAAATTTTGATTTTAGGAACTTTTCTTGTTTTTTCTTTATTTTTTTTTGTTAAAGCTTTTTTCGCCAATCTTAATGCTCTTGAACTAGAGGTGCACCCTTTTTCTAAAATGGCATAGTCCACTACTGCCGCTTTCCCAGAAGTTATTGCGCTTGCTAAACGAGCTATACCCCAAGATTGAGCCGTTTGATTTGGCCTAGAACCAGAAGAATAATATGCGCCTTCACCTTTCTTAATTATTTTTGCTAAAGAACTTTTTTTACATCTAGTAGAATTTGATAATTCGTTAGTTGCTCCTATTTTATTGACTTTATACATTTTTTTCGCTTCATCAACGTAATGAGATTTTTTTGATTTAAATGAAGAAACATTTTTTCTTGTATAATACTTTCCTTTTTTATAAAGACGTCTAGATTTCATTAGCATTTTTAATTGTTTTTGTTTGTCTCCCTTCGTTAAACCCTTCGGTAAATATCTTTTTGGCAACAATAGTTGTTTCATATATTATAAATAAAGTTTTAAAATTTATACGATTTAAAAACATTTTTCTATACATATAGAATGTTAACAGAAACGATTGTTAAAAAAGATGAAGAAAGTAAAAAAAATTGCGAGAATACCATAACATATATTTTTAAAAAATATGAAAATGACGAATATATGTTGCGACGTATCGAAAAACATATAACAAAATACTTGCCTAATATACTTGATATTGAGTTTGAAAATTATGAAAAACGAGTAAATAGAAATACTTTTCTTTTAAACGAACAGCAAATTTTTATACAAATTTTTCTCAGTAAAAATAAATATTTTTTTTTATCTACGAATGAACTGTTTTATGAGTATGATGGCATAAATTATTTTATTATCAAAGAAGACCACATTATTCATAAACTTCTCTCTAGTATAACAAAAGGAAAAGTACTTATCCAATGGAAATATAAAACGAAAGCAATCGCTATTAAGCAAATAAAAGAGAGAAGTTTATTTGATTCTATTCCAGAATCTATAACAATTCAAAATGTGTTGTCTGTATTATATCCTTCTCTATTTTCGTGTAAAAACTCAGTAAAATATTTTTTAACAGTTATAGGTGATAATATATTAAAAAAAAATACAAATTTAATATTTTTAATAAGCCAACAAATGAAAAAATTACTTAATGAGCTGGATTATATCTCTCAAAATGCGATAGGCGTTAATGGAATTGCGTTTAATTTTATGACAAAATACCACGAAAATCATTCTTATGATAATTGCCGTCTTATTAAAATAAATGATAGTCTCACTAATGATTTATGGAGAGAAATTTTGAGAAAAGTCGGTCTTGATCTACTGTGTGTAGCAGTACATTACTCAAACAGATATGGAGATTCAGACAAATTTATTGAAAGCAAATCAGATTATGAGTTTAAAATATATGCCTATTATTTAAAAGTTAGACAACAACAAGACATAGTAAACGATTTTTGTGGCAAATATATAGTTAACTCCACAAATAATTGTAAAATGGAATGGAAAAATTTACATTTTGTCTGGAAACAATTCCTTTCTGACAATAATTTACCTAATATAATTTATTCTAATACATTAAAAAATTTAATTAAAGAGAGATTTATTTATGATGTTGATACAGATGCTTTTAATAATATTACTAGTAAATATCTGCCATTTTATCGCGATTTTATTAAATTCTGGGAAAATAATATAATTATTAACGAGTCAAATTTATTTTATAATGAACTTGAAATAGATGAGCTAATTTCACTCTTTAAAATATGGGTAAGCCAAACATCCGAACAACTTATGACAAATGGAAATATAACAGAGATCAATATATTAAAAATATTAAAACATTTTTACCCTTGTATTAAAATAATTGAAGACAAATATATTTTAAACATTAGCAGCACACTATGGGACAAACCGAATGATATATATAAATCATTTGATTTTATTAAAGAACAATTTATTAAAGACAAAAATAGTAATACATCTTTATCTTTGCTTTCGTTTGATGACGCATACAATTATTATTATAAATATTGTAATGTGAATTCACATAAAATTATTGTAAGTAAACATTATTTTGAAAAATATTTATATCACAAAATAAATGAATATGTCGTTTATGAGAATTTTATTAAAATCGATTGGATCAAAAATGAATAAATAATATATAATAATTTTTACATATAATTTAATTTAATTTAATTAAGTTTAATTGGCATTACCTGCAACAACTTGTAAATTTACCCACTTGTAGCTTTAATACCTTGTATAGGTGATGGATTTAAAGAGGACATAGCACCTCCCTTGCGTCCTTTTCTCATTGTTTTTCCCTTTTTAACAAATCCAAAATGACCCTTTTTTGTTAAATAACCTGCCTTAACAAGACGTTTCTCTCGTTTAGCACTATTGTGTTTAGATTTTGAAACAATACGTCCAGATTTATTCTTCATTAAGTCACTATGGGTTAATCCTCCTGATGTTTTAAATGCCGTTCCGTGCCATACTTGAGCGCGTGTTCCTATTAATGCTTCGTAAGTTTTACCAGATACTGAATATTTGCCTGTTGATGTTCTAGAGAATTTTGTCATTATAGAATTAAGTGAGAAAATATTATTTTTTTTTTTGAAAATTAATTTGAAACGCGAATACAAATTTTTATACATCATTAAAGATTATAAATAAACATTTAAAATTTATTAGTCGGCGGCGTTCCACCTCCGCCAGGCATACCTTCGTATCTACCTAAATAATTTAAATTTAAAGGTTGTCCTAAATAAAAATTACCAAATTGATTTTTACCATTTTTAGAATATTTCACCATTTGCGATATTCTATAATTATATGACGTTCTTGCTGAATTTGTGTCTGTAGAATTTATATTTTTATTAAAAATCTCAGGAATACAAGAGCATTCAGGTGGTAAATAATTTTGATTCAATGAATTTGCGTTCAATTCATTATATAAAGCATTATAATTTATTATTCTTTTTGCACTTGATTTATTTCCTGGAGTAAAAGAGGTTTTGCTATACATATAATAATATTTTTTTTTATTTTTATATTTTTTTATATTTTTATATTTTTTTATATTTTTTTATATTTTTTTATATTTTTTTATATTTTTTTATATTTACAACAAAAAAAATAAAATTGAAACAATTTAAACGTTTGAGTAGAATGTATAGTAATACTAAATCAAATATGAACGCAAACGACTTAATCCTTACAAATAAATATCAACAAAAAACAGATAAACAGCATATATTAGACAATCCAGATACCTATATAGGTTCTGTCGAAGAGGTTGATTCTAATTTATGGATTATAAATGACGAAAATAACAAAATTATAGAAAAAAATATTAAATATATTCCTGGACTATTTAAATTATTTGATGAAGGTATAGTTAATTGTCGCGATCACGTTGTCCGTATGTTACAAGCTATAACGACAGGTCAAGAAAATTCACAACCAGTGACAAAAATCGAAGTAACAATTGAAGATGATGGGACTATTATTATGCTAAATGATGGTAATGGTATTGACGTAGCAGAACATCCAGAACATAAAATCTGGATTCCTGAAATGATATTCGGACATCTACGAACTTCAACCAATTATGATAAAACCGAAAAAAAAATCGTAGGAGGTAAAAATGGGTTTGGTTTTAAGCTAGTTCTCATTTGGTCTTCTTATGGTTCGGTTGAAACTGTCGATCATATTAGAGGCCTAAAGTATACACAAGAGTTTAACAGCAACCTTGATGAAATCAGTAAGCCTAAAATTACCAAATGTAAAACTAGCCCATATACAAAAATTACATTTAAACCTGACTATACACGTCTCGGTATTAATGGGCTTTCACCTGATGTCATTGCTCTCCTGAAAAAGAGAATTTATGATGTAGCTGCAGTTACAGATAAAAATATCAAGGTTAAGTATAACGGTCAATTAATTCCAGTAAAAAATTTTCAGCAATATATTGATATGTATATCGGCGATAAAACGGCATCTCCACGAGTATATGAAGAAGCGAACGAGCGTTGGGAATATGCCGTCGCATTAACACCGACAAATGAGTTCGTTCAAATTTCTTTTGTGAACGGTATTTATACAGCTAAAGGAGGCAAACACGTAGAATATATTTTAAATCAAATCACCAGAAAATTAGTTGAGTATATTGAGAAAAAGAAAAAAGTAAAAGTTAATCCAAATAGTATTAAAGAACAGCTCATTTTATTTTTAAGATGCGATATTGAAAATCCTGCTTTTGATAGTCAAACCAAAGACTATATGAATACACCTTCTTCTAAATTCGGCTCTAAATGTGATGTCAGCGATAAGTTTATCGAAAAAATCGCGAAAATGGGCGTTATGGATGCCGCATGTGCTTTAACAGAAGTAAAAGAAAATAAAGCTGCCAAAAAAACAGACGGTGTTAAAAGCAAATCAGTTAGAGGCATTCCCAAATTAACAGACGCAAATTGGGCTGGAACAGAAAAATCGAAGGATTGTGTTATCATATTTTGCGAAGGTGATTCGGCAAAGGCAGGTATTATTTCTGGTTTATCTTCTGAAGACCGTAATACTATTGGTGTATATCCTATGAAAGGTAAAATTCTAAATGTTCGCGGTGAGACTGTAAAAAAAATATCGGAAAACAAAGAAATAACAGAAATAAAAAAGATTATGGGATTAGAAACAGGAAAAATTTACGAAACTATTGAAGATGTATATAAAAACCTACGTTACGGTAAAGTTATCTTTATGACAGATCAGGATTTAGATGGTAGTCACATAAAGGGGTTAGGTATCAATTTATTTCAAACGGAATGGTCTTCACTAACCGATATTCCTGGATTTATTGGGTTTATGAATACTCCTATTCTAAAAGCAAAAAAAGGCAATACTGAATTGAATTTTTATAATGACGGCGAGTATAATAAATGGAAAGAGGAAAATGATATTAAAGGCTGGAAAATAAAGTATTATAAAGGGTTAGGAACTAGTACAGGTAAAGAGTTTCGCGAATATTTTGAAAAAAAGAAAATTGTCGGATTTGAACGCACTGAGAAAAGCAGTGATGCAATCGATATGGTTTTCAATAAAAAACGTGCTGACGACAGAAAAGAATGGTTGAAGTACTATGATAGAAATGCTTATCTTGATACGTCAAAGCAGAGCGTGTTATATGAGGAATTTATTGACAGGGAATTAATACATTTCTCTAAATATGACTGCGATAGAAGTATTCCCAACATGATGGATGGACTTAAAATATCTTTACGAAAAATTTTGTTTTCAGGTTTTAAAAAGAATTTGACTACTGAAATTAAAGTCGCACAATTTTCAGGATATGTTTCAGAACATTCTGGTTATCATCACGGTGAAGCTAGTTTAAATGCCGCAATTGTGGGAATGGCGCAGAATTTTGTCGGCTCTAACAATGTAAATTTGTTTATGCCTAACGGACAATTTGGCACTAGACTACAGGGTGGTAAAGACAGCGCATCCGAGAGATACATATTTACGCAACTAAATAAAATAACCAGAAGCATTTTCCCAGAAGTTGACGATAATATTCTATCCTATTTAAATGATGATGGTCTATCAGTTGAACCTGTATTCTATGCTCCTATTATTCCTATGGTACTCGTAAATGGCTCTAAAGGTATAGGTACAGGATTTAGCACAGACATTATGTGCTACAATCCTTTACAAATTATTGAATATTTGAAAAATAAATTATTATTTATTGAAGAAGATGAAGAAGAGTCACTAGAGTTTATACCATATTATGAAGGTTTTAAAGGACAAATATCTAAAATAGCGGAAGGTAAATTCTTAATTAAGGGTATATATGAAAAATTATCTGCCGACAAAATTAAGGTTACTGAATTGCCTGTTGGATATTGGACGGAAGATTTTAAAGAGCTTCTTGAAACGTTAATTGAACCGAGTGTTGATAAAGAAGGCAAAAAAACACAAGCAATTATCAAGGACTACGACGATTTAAGTAAAGATACAAATGTAGATTTTACTATTACATTTTCAAAGGGCAAACTAGAAGAGCTTGAAAGCTGTAAAGGAGAGTATAACTGTAATGGGTTAGAAAAGATATTAAAACTATATACTACAAATACTACTACAAATATGCATTTGTTTGATGCGAATGAAAAACTTCAAAAATTCAATAAAGTTACGGAAATTATAGATGCTTATTATGATACAAGAATTAAATTATATGGTAGTAGAAAGGTTTTTATGATAAACAATATAGAAAAAGAACTTATTTTATTATCTAATAAAGCAAAATATATTAAAGAAATTTTAGAGGGAACCATTGATTTGCGTAAGAAAAAGAGTGAAGAAATAAATACGATGCTTACAAACAAAGGATACAATATTATAAATGATGATGAAGAATATAAATATCTTGTTAAAATGCCGATGGATTCAGTTACTGAAGAAAATATTGATAAATTATTAAAAGAAAAGGCAAATAAAGAAACAGAGTTAGAAACTATTAAGACTACTACTATTAATAAAATGTGGCTTAAAGAGCTTAATAAACTTAGCGAATTATATATCGAATACAAAGAAGAGAGAAATAAATCGTTAGAACCAGAAGACAAGACTAAAAATAAAAAAAAAGTGGTGTCTAAAAAAGCTGATAAATAAAATAAAACGGTTACAGTTTGGTAAAAAACAGTATATATTACAACTTTTCTCATTAAAAACGCCCATTTTTATAAATTGAATTACACCGACCGGAAAGAAAAATGAGACAAACTTTCTATAAAAAATAAAAAATGTATGATAATTCTTTCCAAGTGATGTAAAAGCACCCTATCCATTT